GCATTCCTGGCGGCGGCGGATGTGTTTGAGATGGGTCCCGGGCGCTGTGAGAAGTTCGGCACGGCTATGATGGACTATCTGCACGAGATGGGCCGCCTCATGGTCGAGGACGCCCGGGACGACCCGGGCATGGTCTACACGAAGGAGACCGTTGACCGCAGGCTCAGGAAAATCTGCGGGGAGAAGTTTGAGCCCTGGGAGGTGAGATATCAGAAATGACCAGAATGACCAGAGAGGAAGCGGCTGAAATCCTGGACGGGCGGAACATCGTGGACCGCGCCGCATACCTGGAGGCGCTGGAGGTAGCGGCGAATGCTCTGTGCACGAGAACAGCATACATGAAGGAGTTGGACGAGGTGGTGAATACTCTGTGCGAGAGCGTCGCCCTCCGCGCACAGCAGGCCCCAACTAAGCTGGACAGGAGCCGGTGGAAGGGGTGCGAGTTTTGCCTGAGTGAGCGGCAGGACCAGGGGCCTTGTGTATGCGCCTGCAGCAGCTTTAATATCAGCAACAAACAGTATGCGACAAGGTTTTGTCCAGCCTGCGGGAAACCGCTCATTGAGGAAGCCTGGGCGGAGCTGGAGAGGAGGATTGGAGGTGAAAGTTAATGCTTTGGAAAGATTTTGCACAAGAAGAATGCTGTGATAGTTGCCCCCTTTTAGAAAATGAAATCTGTCCTGGTGGATTTGTGTGCTACGGGGGACAACCTATTGAGCCGCCTTGCTGTTGCTTTGACGATAATACAGATCTTGATGATTGGGTGAATGATTATTTTGAGCAGAAGAAGCGACGCGAAGAGTTGGAAGAATCAAGATTGAAAAAAGAGCAGAAAAAAAGGGAACGCGCTCGAAAAGCTGCTGAGACACGCAGAGCTGTACGATTGTACTGCTTTTCAGAAATCAAAACGTTAAAACAAGCAGAGAAAGAGTTAAAGGTTCAACTAGCGGCGGAACGATTTGCGGTTAGTTTGGTAGAAGCGATAAACATCACTAATGAGATGTTCCGATATAAAGAACGTGTCTCCGTCAATCCGGCAATATCAGATGAAATCAAACGTCTTGAAGCAGAAGTCCTTATTGCAAAGGGAAAATATGATGCCAAGCGAAAAGAATTTTATGCGAATCGGAGGATTGGAAGAAACGATGGAAAGACTGACTAAACGGATTGATGGGTGGGTTATGAGGAAGGGTTGCCACGGGATTTGCAGAGCGTGTACCGGAGCAGAATGCGCAGATCTTTACCCCATGATTGACCGCCTCGCCGACTACGAGGACACGGGCTTAACGCCGGAGGAGGTTAAGGCGTTGGTCCCTACACCCAACGACCCGCTGACCCTGGAGGAGCTGCGGGAGATGGGTCTGTTCGAATGGCTATGGGTCGAAGTGATTCACCCGACCAAAAGTCAACTGCGCCGTGAAGTTGAGTCCGCATACTATCAGGTTTTCGAGGATTACACAGACGGAGATGCCATTTGTTGCGGGTGGCCTGGGCTGATTCATGATTTTGCGTATGAGGATTACGGCAAGAACTGGCTTGCATACCGCCGCAAGCCGGAGGAGGAGGCGCGGCGCGATGCCTGATCTCTACGCCAAAGCCCTCCCCGCCGCACCGAAGAAGAAGCCCCTCCCCCGCAAGTGCTCCACCTGCGCGGACCGGGACTGCCGCCAGCGGGGCAGGATCTGCGACTGGAAGCACTGCAAGGACTGGAAGGAGGGACCGCGCAAAGCCTGAAAACGTGTTCCGATGGCAAATTACCAACCGATTACGAATTTGGAGGATAACATGGACCTTCGCAAAGCGATAGCGATCGATTTTGACGGATGCCTCGGCTTGGCCCTGAAGCCGTGTCCCTTCTGCAAGAGCCCCAACGTGCTCTATGAGCGGTATGCGGGTCCGGCGGGAGGAGAGCGGTGGCGCTGTTTCTGCGCGAACTGCGTCGCCGGGATCGACCCCGGCTGGGCAGTGGACCATCTGACGGTGCGAGAGATGTGGAACCGCAGAGGAACGGAGGCGAGACCGAGAGATGAACTGGAAGCGTGAAGCGGCGGACCGGCTTCGCGGCTATGAGGCCCAGAAGCAGGCCCTGGAGAGCATCCCCATGGAGCTGAGGCGGCTGGAGAGCGCCTGTACCGGCCTCCGGAGCGCCGCCGCGGACCGCGCGCCGGTCTCCGGCGGAGGGGAGGACCGGGAGGACGCCCTGCTGAGCAACATCGTCCACCGGGACGAGCTGAAGCGGCGGCTGAAGCAGGCGCGGCTGTGGGTAACGATGGTGGACAAGGCCCTGACGGTCCTGGACAGCGAGGAGCGGCTTGTTCTGGAGCGGTTTTACATCCATCGGGCCAAGGGGGCCGCCGAGGCCCTGTGCGAGAGCCTGAACCTGGAGAAAAGCGCCGTCTATGACAGGCGGGACAGGGCTTTGCGGCACTTCACCCTCGCCCTCTACGGCATCACCGAGACAGAGTAAAAAGTCCGGAAAAAAACCGGACGATTTTTCCGAAAAGCCGTGGTACAATGATAGGGTAAAATTCTGACAAAGCCGGACGGCCTCCTCCAACCGAGGGGGCCGTCAGTCTGTTCGGAAGGAGGTCTCCGGCCCCGCGTTTCTCCTTTGCGCGGGGTCTGGTCCGAGCCGGTACCGGTCGCCAACGGGACCGGGGCGAGAACCATTACCACGGGGCTCTCTCCGGGGAGCATCCAGCTTGCCCTGAGCGGCGGGGCTATCACCTACGCCGTCACCTTCCTCTGTACGGACATCATCGGCGAAATCTGGGGGAAGAACACGGCAAAGGGCGTGGTGAAGTACGGCCTGATCGGGCAGGTATTCGCCACCGCCTGCATCATGATCACCGGGGCGTTCCCGGCCACGGACCCTGTGATGGACGGGGCCTATCAGACGCTGCTGGGGCAGAACTGGATCTTTGTCATTGGCAGTCTGAGCGCCTACCTGGTCTCCCAGACCTGGGACGTGCTGGTGTTCCACTTTCTCCGGGACCGGTATGTGGAGCGGCACGGGAGCACCAGGGGAGGCCGGTGGCTGTGGAGCAACGGCTCCACCCTGACCAGTCAGGTGTGGGACACGGTGATCTATGCCGTTATCAGCTTCGGCCTGGGCCTGGGGTTGCTCTTCACGGCGGAGGGGCGGGCACAGCTCCTGGGGATCATCCTCGGGCAGTACCTGCTGAAAGCGGGGCTCGCCCTGCTGGACACGCCGTTTTTCTACTTTTTCACCCGGAACGCTGACAGGCGATAGGCCCCGTACCATGAAACGTAAGGAGAGGAGGAAATGCCGAAAAACAGAACAGACCTGCCCTGGGAGCGGCAGAAGGGCGAGAGCGCCCAGGCGTTCGCGGCATTCCTCGCCTACCTGCAAATGGGGGCAGACCGCAGTCTCAGCGCAGTGGGGCAGAGGTTGGGCAAAAGTAAGGCGCTCATGGAGCGCTGGAGCAGTGCCAACGGCTGGGTGGAGCGGTGCCGGGCCTGGGACAACTATCTCCAGCGGGAGGCCAAAAAGGCGGCGGTCGCAGAGATCCGGAAGATGAATCAGCGGCATATCAGCATGGCCCAGCAGATCCAGGACGCGGTCTTACAGGCGCTCATTGACCTGGGGAGCGATATCGTCACGCCACAGAACTTTGCCGCTGTGGTGAAGCTCTCTACCGACCTGGAGCGGCAGAGCATGGAGGCGGAGGCGAAGGAGACCATCAGCAGCGAAGAGCTCCGGGAGCAGGCGGAGGACGATCCGCTCACCGCGGCGCTGAAGGAGGATATGGACAGTGGGCTTTTCTGAGAAACAGCGGCAGATCCTGCGCTTCCCCTACACGCAGTATCAGGCCCTGATCTGTGACGGCGCGGTGCGCTCCGGGAAGACCAGCGTCATGAGCCTGAGCTTCGTCCTCTGGGTGATGGGGAACTTCCGGGGGTGCTCTTTCGCCATCTGCGGGAAGTCGGTGGGCAGTGTGGAGCGCAATATCGTCACGCCGCTTTTGTCCGTGGGCTACCTGCGGGGGCACTTTGATATCCGATACCTCCGGGGGGACCATATGCTCCTGATCCGCCGGGGGGAGCGGGAGAACCGGATCTACCTCTTCGGCGGCAAGGACGAGAGCAGCTATGCGCTCATCCAGGGCGTCACCCTTGCGGGGATCCTCCTGGACGAGGTGGCCCTGATGCCCCGGTCCTTCGTGGAGCAGGCGTTGGCCCGGTGCTCTGTGGCGGGGGCCCGCTTCTGGTTCAACTGCAACCCGGACAGCCCGCGCCACTGGTTCTACCAGGAGTGGATACTGGGCGCGCAGCGGCACAACGCCCTGCATCTCCACTTCCTCATGGAGGACAACCCGGGCCTGGGCGCGGAGACCCTGGAGCTCTACCGGACCACCTACTCCGGCGTGTTCTACCAGCGCTATGTCCTGGGGGAGTGGGTGGTGGCGGAGGGCCTGGTCTATACCATGTTCCAAAGCGGCCTGGTGGTGGACGAGATCCCGTGGCAGGCAAAGCAGCGGGGCCGCTGGTTCATCTCCGTGGACTACGGCACCGTCAACCCCACGTCGGCGGGGCTCTGGTGCCTCTGGAACGGCACGGCGTACCGGGTGAGCGAGTACTACTATGACAGCCGGAAGCCGGGGCATATCCAGCGCACGGACGAGGAGCACTACCTGGAGATCGAGAAACTTGCCGGGAGCAGGCAGATCGAGCGGATCGTCCTGGACCCCTCCGCCGCGAGCTTCAAGGCGACGATCCGGCGGCACGGGCGCTTCTCCGTGTGGGACGCCGTGAACAGCGTCCTGGACGGCATCCGCCTGACGGCCACCCTGCTCAAGGCCGGGCGGCTGAAATTCCACCGGAGCTGTGAGGGATGCCTCGGCGAGTTCCAGGCTTACCGATGGGATACAGACGCCCGGGAGGACGCTGTTATCAAGGAAAATGACCACGCCATGGACGATATCCGCTATTTCTGTGCCACCGTCATGGCGCGTGGGATGAGAGGAGTGTGAGAGATGGGACTGATCGACTGGTTTCGCAGCCTGGTCGGGCGGCTGAGAAGAAAAGATACCCCCTCAGGTGTGATCGAGAAGGAATTCGGCGCACACCCGGCGGCATCCCGCGACATGGCGGACAACGCCGCCCTCTGGTACGCCATGTACACCAACCATCCGCCCTGGGAGACCTGCGACGTGCGGCCCCTGGGGCTTCCGGGGGCCATTGGCCGGGAGCTGAGCCGCCACGCGCTGACGGAATTCTGTATCACCGTATCCGGCAGCGCCCGGGCGGAGTACATCGACCGGCAGGTCCAGCGGGCGGCGAGGAGCTTCCGGGAGGACCTGGAGCTGGGCCTCTGCCTGGGCGGCGTGGCCTTGAAGCCGTACCCGCAGGACGGACAGCTCCTGGTGGAATCCTACACCGGCGGCTTTACCCCCACCCGTTTTGACGGCACGGGCAGGGCCGTGGGCGGGGTGTTCCGAAGCGAGCCGGTCCGGCAGGGGAACGAGTGGTACATCAGGCTGGAGTACCACGATTTCCTCTTGCAAGAGGACGGGACCACGGCCTATGTTGTGGAGAACAAGGCGTACCGCAGCAGCCGGGAGGGCCTCGTCGGCGCCCAGGTGCCTCTGGAGAGCGTGGAGGCGTGGGCTGACCTCTCGGAGCGGGAGGTGATCGAGGGCCTGACAGGGCCGCTCTTCGCCTATTTCAAGCCGCCGGTCTCCAACGACATTGAGCCGTCCTCCCCCGTGGGCGTGTCGGTGTACGCCGGGGCCACGGCGGAGCTGATCCGGCAGGCGGATGAGCAGTGGCAGCAGCTCCGCCGGGAGTACCGCACGGGAAAGCGCAGGATGCTCTTCAACGGCTCTGTCATGGACCATGACCAGGTGGATGATGAATTCTTTGAATACGGAGACTTCACTGGCGACGCCAACTTCTTCCAGTTCATCAACCCGGAGCTGCGGGACGACCAGTTCTACAACGGCTTCCAGCGCATCTTACAGCGCATCGAGTTCAACGTGGGCCTTGCTTTCGGCACCTTCTCGGACCCGCAGGCCGTCGAGAAGACGGCCACCGAGCAGATCATGACCAAGCACCGGCAGTACGTGACGGAGGACGCCATTCAAAAGGCGTTCCAGGCAGCGCTGGAGGACCTGGTGTATGCCCTGGACGCCCTGTGCGACCTTGCCCGGCTCGCGCCGGCGGGGGCGTATCAGGTGGACTGCAAATGGGGCGACGGCGTCCTGGACGACCCGGAGACCCGGCGGCAGGACATGGCGCTGGATATGCAGCGGGTGGCCGCCGGTCTCATGCGGCCTGTGGATTTCGTCATGAAGTGGGACAAGGTGGACGAGAAGACCGCCCGGAAGCTGCTGCCGGACATGGAGGACCTGACGGATGAGCCGGAGGAGGAGATCGAGTAATGCCCCGGTATCCGTTTACCCCGGAGCTGCTGGACGCGCTGCCGGAGGAGCTGTGCGAGCTGTTCCGGGGCCTGGAGGTGCGGCTCCTGGAGGAGATCTGTTCCCGGCTGAAGATCGCGGACCAGCTCAACGAGGTGAAGGTGCAGGACATCCGTGCCCTCCGGGCCCACGGCATCGACCTGGAGGACATCAAGGCGGCGATTGCGGAGGCCACGGGGACGGGCGCGGACAAGCTGGAGGCCCTGCTGGACGATGTGGTGGAGCGCAACCAGGCGTACTACACCTCCGTGATCGACCTTGCCCAGGTGACCGCGCCGGAACGGCTGGTGAATGAGGCGGATATCGCCGCGATCCGGCGTCAGACCTGGGGCGCGTATAAAAACATTACCGGTTCAATGGGCTTTCTGGTGGTCCAGGCCGGGCGGCTGACGATGCTCCCGCCCGCCCAGGCGTACCAGTGGGCCCTGGACAGCGCGGAGCTCCAGATACAGTCCGGGGCCATCAGCTACACCCAAGCCATCGGCGGGGCGGTCAAACAGTTGGCGGAGCGGGGGATGTGCGTCGCCTATGACGAAAGCGGGAACGTGCTCCCCAATCGGGTGGCCTATGAGAGCGGGCACATCGACCATCTGGACGTGGCCGTCCGGCGGGCGGTCATGACCGGCGTCAACCAGCTCAACCAGCAGTACCGGGAGCAGTCCATGGACTGTCTGGAGACGGACCTTGTGGAGGTCACGGCCCACTCCGGGGCACGGGACACGGACGGCCCCAACGGCTGGGAGAACCATGCGGCGTGGCAGGGGAAGGTGTACCGCTGGAGCGCGAAGCCGAAGACCTCCAAAGGCGTCTACCCGGATTTTGCAAAGACCTGCGGATATGGGAGCGTTACCGGCATCGGCGGGGCCAACTGCCGCCATTCCTGGTGGCCGTTCGTCGAGGGCGTCAGCGAACGCGCCTACACGGACGGGGACCTCGCCGCCATCGACCCGGAGCCCTTCCGGTATGAGGGCCGCACCTACACTGCCTACCAGGCCACCCAGAAGCAGCGGGAGATCGAACGTACCGTGCGGAAGCTGGAGCGGACAAAGACCGCATACACTGCCGCGGGGCTCACCGGTCAGGCAGACGCCGCGAGCATCCGCCTGGGGCGGCTGAAGAAGGAGTACCGGAAGTTCAGTAGGGCCGCAGGGCTGAAGGAACAGCGAGAGCGGATGCGGGTGCTGGATAGAAGCGGAGCGGCCTCCCGTGGGCAGAGCGCAGGAAGCAGCGTTGCAGGCAGGCCGGGAAGACCGGTGCAGATCGGAACGGTGGATTTCTCCGACAAAAGGGCGGTTCTTACCCAGATGGATGCAGCGCAGAAAGAAACCGAACCGCTGGACTACGAGGTCAACCGCACCGTGACGGCGGACGGAAAGGTCTGGCGCGTTGTGGGCGAGGCCGGGGAAGTTCATCCGGAGAGTATTCCCAGCAGTCTGACTGGGTCCTACTCCTATCACAATCACCCGGCGGCACAAACCTGGTTCTCTTTCAGCGCAGAGGATGTGCGGTTCTTCTTCGAAAGTAGGCAGGCATATTCCAAAGCATCTGATTATTTATATGAATATATCATGGAAAGAACACCGGATACTCTTGCAGTATCACCGGATGTGGTGTATCATAGGTTCAAAGAGATTTTCAAGACAGACGTTTTTCAACTTTCCGATGAAGGGAAGATCAATATTGACGAAGATGGGTTCCATGAAGTCATGCGGCGATTAAGCCGAGAATTTCGCTTTCAGTACAGGAGGGTAAAAACAAATGGCAGTTAATAAAGATCATCCCGATTACCCGGTATACTCAAGAAAGCATAAAGACTTGTGGGACGCGTATTTGAAACTGGAAGAGGAGGAGCTTGAAAAGTATCCTGAGTATCACGGACTGGACCATCCGGCCTGTGTCACGTTGCGGCCTTTTTATCGGAAGTTTAGTGAAGATATCAAGGCCCTGCAAAAGGAATACGCGTATCTATTTACGGAGGAGAAATAGCATCAACACACTGCAAACCGTGAATATCTAGCGTCATAGAAATGAATATGGAGCGCCAAGAGCCATCAGCTGCCGGGAACCCCCGGTTTCTGATGGCTCTTTTGTTGGGAGGATACCATGACCGATCTGTATTTCAAGATGAAGATCATCGCATGGGCCGCAAAGGTTCCCCTGGTTATAATCATCGCGGTTTGCTGCCTGATCGCGTTTATCATCGACAAACGACGGTAAAATCCGCTGCGGCGGTTTTATGCAAATTTTGACGGCCCGGCGTCGCAAAAATTCCGGGCAAAGGGAGGTATCATGACACGCGAGTTTCTGAAAAACCTCGGTCTGGAGGACTCCGTCATTGACAAGATTCTGGCTGAGAACACCCAGGACGTCAACCAGGAGAAGGCCCAGACCACCACCGCCCAGACCGCTCTGGCGGACACCCAAGGCAAGCTCACCGCCGCGAGCGAGGAGCTGGAGAAGCTGAAAAATGCCGGCGGCGATGGCGATGCAGCTGGTATCAAGAAGCAGCTCTCCGAGCTCCAGGAGAAGTACAAGACCGACATTGCTGAGCGCGACGCCAAACTGGCGGACCGGGACTACTCCGACGCCATCACCCGGGCCATCTCCGGCAGGGCGCTGAAATTCTCCAGCAAGGCGGCGGAGCGGGATTTCATCGCCCGCGTCAAGGAGAAGAAGCTGGAGCTGACGGACGGGGAGCTCACGGGCCTGGACGACTTCATCAAGGCCCAGCGGGAGGCGGACCCGGACGCCTTTGCCCCCGACAAGGCGTCCCCGCGCTTCATCACCGGAGGCGGCGGCGGGCACGGCGCTCCCGGCGGTGGCGGGACGAAAACACCGGCGGAGCTGATGGCGGAGGCCATCGGCAAGGCCAACGCGGAGAGCGGCAAAGCCGCCAATGACATCATTTCTGCTTATACAGGAGGGAAATCGTAATGGCACTTGAAGCGATGGGGTACAAAACCAAAACCGTCAGCGCGGATGTGGAGATCCTCTACAACAGCGAGTTCGTGGGGGACGCCATAACGCTGGACGCCGCCTCCTTCACGGACGGCGTGTGCAAGGCCGGCACGCCGATGGCCGCAAAGGGGACCAAGGCTGCGGGGGCGGACGCGTTCGGCATCCTGCTCCACGACGTGGACCAGAAGCGCCCCCAGGGCACGGTGGTCGTCGGCGGCTACATCAATACCGCTGCGGCGGAGGCCCACTCCGGCGTGACCATCAGCGAGGCGGTCAAGGCCGCGCTGAAGAACGTTGTATTTATGTGACGAGGAGGAAAAGAACATGAGGCTGACTGAAATCTACAGCGCAAAGGCGATCGCCATCCAGCAGACGGAGGCCGCCAGCAACCGGCAGGCGTATTTCGGCGAGGGCCTGTTCCCGCCCAGGAAGAAGATGGGCCTGGACCTGAAGTGGATCAAGACCCACAAGGGCCTGCCCGTGTCCCTGGCGCCGTCCAACTTCGACGCGAAGTCCACCCTGCGCAGCCGGGAGGGCATCAAGATGGACGAGACCCAGATGGCCTTCTTCCGGGAGTCCATGCTGGTCAAGGAGGAGGACGAGCAGAACATCATGCGGGTGCGGGAGGCCAGCGACCCCTACGCCCTGGAGGTCCTGAACCATGTCTACGACGACACCAACACCCTGGTGGAGGGCGCGCGTGTCGTGGCGGAGCGGATGCGGATGCAGCTTCTCGCACCCGTGGATGACGGCTCCCCCCGGATCAACATCGAGGCAAACGGCGTCCAGTACTCCTACAACTACGATGCCGGCGGCACCTACCAGAGCGGCCATTACCGGGCCCTGACCGGCACGGCCCAGTGGAGCGACCTCGCCAACAGCGACCCCCTGAGCGACGTGATGAGCGCCCAGGACGCCGTGGAGGCCGAGACTGGCACCCGGCCCTCCATGCTGCTCCTGAGCAAGAAGACCATGGGCTACCTCAAGAAGAACGTGAAGGTCCGCTCCGCCATTCTCGCCCAGAACGTCACGGCCAACGTCCTGGTGACAGACGCCCGGGTGACGGAGCTCTTCAGCACGGAGCTGGGCATCCGCCTCGTTGTCTACACCAAGAAGTACAAGGACGAGACCGGTACGACCCACCAGTTCTATCCGGACGATATGGTCACCCTCCTGCCGGACGGCGCCCTGGGCAGTACCTGGTACGGCACCACGCCCGAGGAGCGCACTCTGCTGGGCAGCGGCAAGGCGGATGTGGCGATCGTGGACACCGGCATCGCCGTGGCGGTCAGCGTCACCATTGATCCCGTGAACACCAAGACCACAGTCTCCGAGATCGTGCTGCCCTCCTACGAGCGCATGGACGAGACCTTTGTGATCAAGGTCGCCGGCGACACATCTACTGCCGCCCTGTCCGATGTTCCCAATGAGCAGGACGATCTCGACAGTATGACGAAGGACGAACTGCTCGCCTACGCCAACGCGCACAACATCAGCGGCGTCAGCGCCTCCATGAACAAGGCGGATATCCTGTCCGCGATCAAGGCCGCGAGCTGAGAAAGGAGGCCCGCCGGATGGCTTACGCTGACTACGATTTTTACCTGAACGAGTACCTCGGGGACGCGATCACCGGGGAGGACTTCCCGCGGCTCTCCCAGCGGGCCTCCGACTACATCAGATCGGCCACCAAGGGCCTCTCCGACAGGGCGGACGGCTTGCAGTTGGAGGCCGTGAAAAAGTGCGCCTGCGCCATTGCGGACATCCTGCTGGACGAGAGCATCATGACGGCAAGCGCGTTCAGCGGGGAGCAGGCGGTCTCCAGCGAGACGGTGGGGGGCTGGTCCAGGAGCTACCGCGCCCCTTCCGTCTCCTCCGCTGAGGTGTCATACCTCGCCGGGCGGAAGCGGGAGGCCCTGCTGCTGTACCTGGGGGAGCTCCCGGCCTTCGCCGGTATTTTCAAAGTGAGGTCGTACCCATGCCCGCACCGAAGAGGCTGAGCCGCCCCCGGCGGCTGAACGCGTCCCCAGCGGCGGGGATGTTCCCCCACACGGTCACGCTTTACAACGTGGCCGTCAGGACCGGCAGGGGGACGGTCAGGAGCACGGTGGAAAGCAGCGTCACCCTCCTGCGGGGCGTGTTCCTGGACGCCTCCAGGGGGGCGGACCCGGACCGGAACGGCCTGGAGGGCGCGGACGGGGCGGTCCTGTACGTGCCCTCCGGCGTGGAGGCCGTGGACGCGGTGACCGGGGAGCCGAAAGCGTACCTGCCGCCGGTGGAGTTCTGGAGCGCGGGAGATAAAAGCGGCTTTTGGACCCTGGCGGCCAGCAGCCGGAGCGCCCCCGGCAGGGGCTTTACCTTTTTCGTGAAGGGCCTTGCCCCTCCTCCGGAGGGTACGTCTCCGGAGGAGGTGCGGGGGCGGCTGGAGGCGCTGTACGACCAGGTGTACCACGTCTCCAGGATCAAAGAGCGGAATTTCGGAGGACTGGCCCACTGGGAGATCGGAGGGGTGTGAGATGGCCGGTTTGACATTCAAAGTGGAAACAAGGGGCTTCGGAGATATCGCCCGGAGGATGGCCCAGGCCGCGCCTGGGGTGAAGCATACCCTCGCGGTCCAGATGGCGAAGGACACGGAGCCGTATGTCCCCGCGCGGACGAAGTCCTTTGCCGGCCGGACGCAGGTGGACGGCGACACCATCATCTACCCCGGCCCCTATGCCCGGTTCCTCTACAGGGGGAAGCTGATGATCGACCCCAGGACTGGCAGTCCCTTCGCGACAAAGGGGGCGACCAAGATCGTCACGGGCAGGGACCTGGATATCAGCACGGCGGTCCATAGCAAGGCCCAGGACCACTGGTTCGAGGCATCCAAGGCCCAGAACATGAGGAAATGGGAGCGCGTAGCAGGGAGGGCAATGCGGCATGAGTTCGGAAGATAGGACCATTGAATTTGTCTCCGCTTTTGAGGAGGCGGGAATCTCCAGAAACCTTTTGGATTGGCTGAACAAGTGGCTGGAGGCGCAGGCGGACATCCCCTTTTCCATTGATTTCATTGACTATGAGTTCATGGAGGACGAGACGCCCGGCATGGCGATGTCCCTTGTCCAGAGCGCCTATATCGTAGAGCGGTTCATCAACGGGGCATACACAGCGGACTATCAGTTCAAGATCATCTACAGGACGGCTCCGGATACCCCGGAGGCCCGGCTGAGCGCGGACGAGCTCCTGGACGGGCTCGCACAGTGGGCCGCGGGGCAGAAGCCGGATATCGGCGACGGTCTGGAGGTCCAGGAGATCGAGCAGGTCACTCCCGCCGCCCTCTTCGCCCGGATGGCGGGGGGCTGGGAGGACCATCAAATATTCATGCGGATGACCTATCAGGTCCATCCCGGAAAGTGAGGAAACTATGGCAGAAAAAAGAAGCGCGTTCCTTCTCTTCATCAACACGGCGAAGGGGACCGGCGCGGGAACCTACGCCCTGGTCGGCGACGGCGTCACGGAGCTGACGATCTCCTACAACCCTCAGACCAGCACAGAGCAGTACATCCACCAGGACACGGCCACCACGGAAATGACCGGCTACCAGCCCAATGCCCCTGTTACCTCCCAGGTGGTCAAGGGGGACCAGGCCTTTGAATTCATCAACGATATGCGCAGGCGTCTCCCCATTGGCAGCGACGCCCATACGGATATCGTTATGGTGGATGTCTTCGAGACCGCATCCTCCGGCAGCTACCCTGCTACGAGGCAGCCGGTCTCCATCCAGATCGACAGCTACGGCGGCGCGGCCTCTGACCCGCTCTCCATCGGCTACACCATCAACTGGCGCGGAGCGGGGGAAGATGGGACTTTCAATCCTGAGACAAGGGTCTTCACCAAAGGTGCATCGGCAGCAGCCAACATGGAAGAGGAGGAATAAGAGATGGCAGGCATTCGCGTAAACACCGGGGTGAAGCGCATCGAAGTCAATGACGATGGCGATTACATCACCCTGAGCCTGAGCGACAACGACTTTCTCAACCGGTTTTTCGCCCTGTATGAAAATTCACAGAAGATGGCGAATGAGTTCTCTTCCAGCGAGGCGCAGATCAGGGAGAAATACCAAGGGGACGCAGAAACCAGCGCGGCTTGCTTGCGGGAAGTGCTCTCCATCTATACGGAGGCCGGAAAGAACATGATGTCTGAGGTTGACAATCTCTTTGGCGCGGGCACCTGCCAAAAGGTGTTCGGAGACATCACGCCCAGTTTTGAGCTTTACTATGATTTCTTCGAGCAGCTCACCCCGTACTTGCAGGAGTTTGCGAAGGAGAAGACCCAGCGCATGAGCAAGTACAGCGCCGCCCGCACCGGCAATGTATAACGCCATGCTGGACCGCCTGCCGGAGGACTACTGCGGCTGGCTCATCCGCACGGACTACCGGATCGGGGTGCAGATTCAACTCTGCATCTCCGACCCGGAGCTCAGCGACAGCGAGAAGACCGGCACGGCGCTGTCCCTCCTGTACGGCAACGGCATCCCCGATCTCCAGACCGCTCTGGAGGGCCTTTCCTGGTTCATGTCCTGCGGAAACGCCCCTGCCGCGTCCGGGGGAGACGATGAGCCGGAGGTGTTTTCCTTTGAATACGATTCTGCCCGCATCGTCTCCGCGTTTCGGAAGGTGTTCGGCATCGATATCAGCCGGTCAAAGCTCCACTGGTTCGAGTTTATGCCCATGCTGGGGGATTTGACGGATACGGCGTTTACAAACATCATCAACATTCGGACCACTTCGGCCTCTGAGGTTTCTTCACAAAAGCGGGCGGAATTTATGCGCATGAAAAAGCGCTTTGCGCTCCCGAACCAGTACACCCAGGAGGAGCTGGAGACCATCAACGGCATCCTGGAGAAGGTGCGCGGTCCGGCTACATGACCACCGGAGGAGGTGAAATCATCCAATGTTCGGATATGACGGTTCTGTCCGTATCAAGGCTGACCTGAACCACTCCGATTTCGACCGGGGCATTGCCCACATGACCAAATCGGTCAACAACTTTGGCGGGACCCTGAAAAAGGTTGCCGGTATCATCGGCACAGTGTTCGGCGTGGCGGCTCTGGTAAACTTTGGCAAGCAGGCTGTCAAGCTTGCCTCCGATATCCAGGAGGTCCAGAACGTCATTGATGTGACGTTCGGGAGCGGGGCGGCCAAAATCGAAGAATTTGCCCAGTCCGCCGCTGAGGCGTTCGGTCTGTCGGAGCTGTCCGCAAAGCAGTACGCCGGAACAATGGGGGCGATGCTCAAATCCTCCGGACTTGCCACCAGCGCGGCGCAGGATATGTCCATCGCGCTGTCCGGCTTGGCGGGGGACCTGGCATCGTTCTACAACCTGAACACCGATGAGGCGTTTGAGAAGATACGCTCCGGCATCAGCGGCGAGACGGAACCTCTGAAACAGCTCGGCATCAACATGAGCGTGGCGAACCTGGAAGCCTACGCGCTCTCGAAGGGCATCACGAAGAGCTATAAGTCCATGTCCCAGGCGGAACAGGTGCTCCTTCGCTACAACTATCTGCTGAGCGTGACCACGGACGCCCAGGGGGATTTCGCCCGGACCTCCGGGAGCTTTGCCAACCAGATCCGTATCCTCCAACTCAATTTTGACCAACTGAAGATTGCCGTGGGCAACGCGCTGATCCCAATTGCTCAGGCGGTCTTGCCGGGGATCAATGCCATTATCGCGGCGCTCACAAAACTCGCCAGGGTTTTCGCAAAAGTGACCAACCTTCTGTTTGGCAGGAATACAGAGGGCAAAACGGAGACCGGCGTCGCTTCGTCCGCGAGTTCTGCCGCAACAGCAACGGACAAACTGACGGAATCCACGGAGAACGCCGGGAGCGCGGCAAAAAAGGCGGCAAAGGACATGAAGGGCGTCCAGGCCGGATTTGACGAGCTCAATATCCTTGCAGGGAAAGCGGCCTCCAGCCTGGGAGACGCCGCAGGAGGGCTGGACCTCAGCAACACAGATGTGGAGCTTCCCGATGTGGACACAGAGGGAGAGATATTCAGTGATGTGGAGATCTCCCCGAAGCTCAAGGAGGACATAGAAGCCCTGCGGGACGCCCTGGACCGTATCTGGGACGTGTTCAAAAAATCCTGGGAGCTCAATGGGCCGGAGGTCATAGACGCCGCCAAAAGGGCTTTAGAATCCATCTATGAACTGCTCAAGGCCATTGGACGGGCCTTTACGGAGGCGTGGACCGGCGGCGCGGGGCTGGAGTTCTTAAATGCAGTCTGGGATTTCCTGGAGATGATCCTGAACGTTATCGCAGATATCGCGGACGCCTGGAAGACGGCATTTGACAACGTCGGGACGGAATTTTTTGAATCGATCCTCTTCATGTTCACGGAGATCCTGAAACTGCTGACCAGCATCGGGGAGGCGTTCCGGGAGGCGTGGAACGACGGTTCCGGCGTGGAAATCTGTGAGACCATCCTCAAGATTTTCACCAACATCTATAACACCATCGGGACCATCGCCATGAAGCTCCGGGAGGCATGGGAGGCAAACGGGAACGGCGTCGCCATCTGGAACGCGATCCTGGACATCGTGCAGACAGTCCTCAGCTTCATAGAACGGCTTACGGCGTCAACGCTGGAGTGGGCGAAGGGGCTCAATTTCGAGCCGCTTATGGCTGCGTTCCGGGGCCTGCTGGAGGCTATCGAGCCCCTTGTGGCCGTGATAACAGACGGATTGGCATATGCCTATGAAAATGTGCTCCTGCCGTTCGGAAAATGGTTCTTGGAGGAGCTTGCCCCTGTTGGGATAGAATTGGTCACTGCGGCTATCGAAGCACTTACCGCAGTCCTGGAGGCAATCAAGCCCCTTGCAGAATGGCTGTGGGAGAACTTTTTACAGCCGATTTCAGAGTGGACCGGCGGTGTGATTGTCACTGTTCTGGAGGCCATCGCTGACGGCTTGCACGACATTGCATCCGTCATCAACGGGGAGCTCTCTCTTACCGATTTTATTGCGCAGCTCACACCGCTGCAGACCCTTCTTCTGGGGATCGCTTCCGCTCTGGTCGCGGTCAAGGTGGCAGCCGCCGGTATGGCTCTGGTGGAAACGATCAGAAAAATTGTTGAATATCTGACGAAATTGGACCTTCTTGATGCTCCGGGGATCATCGGGAAATTGGCACAGGTCTTCACGATTGCAAGCTCCTCAGCCTATACCTTTTCGGATGCAATGCAAATGGTGTTTGGACCTGGTTCTATCCTCGCAGGCATTGGCGCACTCGTTGGCGGCGCTGTAACAGCAATCACCAATTTTATTTCCATGCTGAAAAACGGATTCAGTTGGGCAAATGAAGCGCTCATGCTTCTTGGCATTGCGATTTCCGCAGTTGGCGCAATTATCCTGGGCGCTCCCGCTCTTGTCGCAGGCGTGATTGCAGGAATTGTTGCGGCTGTAGCGACTATGGTCGTTGTGCTCAAAGATAATTGGGAGGAGGTCAAAAAGGCCGGAGCAGAGGCGTGGGAGAAAATCAAGGAGGCATGGAACGCGGCGGGAGAGTGGTTCAGTAAGAATGTGGCAGAGCCCATCGCGAAATTCTTCAAGGACGCATGGGAAAATGTCAAGCAATTTGCCGCAGATGCCTGGGAAGCTGTCCAAGATGCTTGGGATTCTGCAAGCGAGTGGTTCAACACCAACGTCGTTGAGCCCGTAGCCGAATTTTTCTCCGGCCTCTGGGAGGACGTCCAGCAGTTGGCCTCCGACGCCTGGGACGGCATTGTCTCCGTCTGGGAGACGGTTTCCGGGTGGTTCGATGAAAACATCATCCAACCCGTGGCGGAGTTTTTCGGCGACCTGTGGGACGGCATCAAGGAAGGGGCAAGCGAACTTTGGGACAACGTGGTCTCCATCTGGGAGAAAGCCGGAGACTGGTTCAAAACCAATGTGGCGGACCCCATCGGCGCGGCCTTTGAGGCTGTCGGAGAATTCATCAAGGGTGTTTTCAACGGCATCATCGGCACGGTCGAGGGCATGATAAACGGCGTGATCAAGGGCATCAACTGGCTCATTGAACAGCTCAACAAGATCAAGATCGACATCCCGGAGGGCGTACCGCTGGTTGGCGGGACGAAATTCGGCATCAACATCCAGAAGGTGTCCGACGTGAAGCTCCCCCGCCTCGCCAACGGCGCGGTGATCCCGCCAAACCAGCAGTTTGCGGCGGTCCTGGGCGACCAGCGCAGCGGCATGAACTTTGAAGCGCCGGCGGGCCTTGTCCGGCAGATGGTCACAGAGGGGATTCAGGCGGCAATGGCCCAGGGCGGCGGCTTTGGGCGCGGCGGCAACATGACCGTTGTCCTGGAAGTGGACAAGCGGGAGTGGGGCCGGGCAACGGTCAAATTCGGCGGCGCTGAATATCAGCGCATCGGAACAAAACTGGTGGAGGCACGCACATGAGCACAAGTGTATTTGCCGTAGACGGCGTGGAATATCCCGGTGTGTTTGTAAAATCCCCCCTCCGCAGGTCCTTCAACGTCCTGGACGGAGAGAACGCGGGCCGGACGATGGACGGCAAAATGCAGAGGGATATCATCGGTACATATTACACGTACCACATGGACCTCGATATGAGCAACAGCGACCCGGACGAATATGACGCCCTGTTTGAAGCGCTGTCCGCTCCCGTGGACAGCCACCAGATTACCGTGCCCTACGGACAGTCTTCGATCACCTACGAGGCATATGTGGCGAACGGGGAGGATGAGCTGGAGCGCATTCACCGGGACGGCTCCAGAAAGTGGAACAACCTGTCCATCAACTTCGTGGCGATGGACCCCAATAGGAGGGCGTCATGAGTGTCCGCATCATCTACCAGGACATCGCCACGGGCGCGGACGAGGATGCGGCGGTCACCACCCCGGACGCCTCCGGGTTTTCGGACGTGTCGCTCCTGCCCTTCGGCGGGGGCGGGGCCCCGATAGCCGTCCTGGAGCCCTTCAGTTGGCTCCTGGACGGCACCCGGGAGGTGCTGGAGGACCAGCCCATACCCTTCTGGTCCACGGCCCAGAGCGACATCAACGGCGTATTCGAGGCCCCGCCGGAGATCACCTTCGAGTTTGATGAGCGCTACACCGCGCCGGGGCTGTTCCTGACCTTCGCGCCGGAGGTTGGGGAGTACTGCCGGAGCGTGACGGCCTCCTGGTACCGGGGGATCACCCTCTTGGCTACGGCGGAGTTTGAGCCGGACGGTCCGGAGTACTTCTGCCCCACGACCGTGGAATCCTTCGACAAGGTGGTCCTGCGGCTGAACGCCACCAACTACCCCTACCGCTATGCCAAGCTCCGGCATGTGGCGTTCGGCGTGTCCAGACAGTTCCTGAGAGACGAACTGAGGGACGTGCGCGTGGTGGAGGAGGTCAGCATCCTCTCTTCGGAGGTGTCAGTGAACACCCTGGACTTCACCCTGGACAGCAAGTCCGACGTGGAGTATATGTTCCAGTTCAAGCAGCCGGTGTCTGCCTTCAACGGGGAGCAGCTAATCGGCGTCTTCTACATCAGCGATTCCACCCACCGGGCCCGGGGGCTCTACGACGTGTCCTGCATCGACGCCATAGGCGTCCTGGATGAGGACCCATTCCCGGCGGGGATGTACAGCGAGTACCCGGCGGGGGCGCTGCTGGAGGAGATCATCGGCGGGCACTTCGAGCTGGAGCTGGACCCGGTCCTCGCCAATATGCCCATCACCGGGTATATGCCCCCCTGCACCCGGCGGGAGGCCATGCAGCAGGTGGCCTTTGCCCTGCGGGCGATGGTGGACACCAGCGGCACGGAGAAGATACGCTTCTACCGGGACCGGCAGGACCTGCCCCGGCGCATCCCGGCGGGACGGGTGTACAGCGGCGGCACCGTGGACACCTCCGCCATTGTGACGGCGGTGCAGGTGACCTCCCACAGCTACAGCACCTCCGGCGAGGGGAGCGACACCGTGGAGGTGGACGGCGTGACGTACTACCACACCACGTCCGTTGTGACCATCAACAACCCCAACGTCACGGCCAACGACAAGCAGAACGTGGTGGAGGTCAAGGATGCCACGCTGGTCAGCCCCATGAACGCCCCGGCTGTGGCCCAGCACCTCTACGACTATTACACCAAGCGGCAGACCCAGTGGGTACGGATCGTGATGGACGGGGAGAAGCCCGGGGACCATGTGGCCGCCCCCACGCCGTGGGGCACCACCGTGGACGGGTATATCACCTCCATGAGCATCGTCCTGAGCGGCATCGCGGCGGCGGACTGCGAGATCGTGGGCGTGGACGTTCGGCGCGTGGGGGAGACCGAGGGCATCGTCAGCGGTGAATTTGACTGCGGGGAGGTATAGCAGATGCAGAGCTTCAGGGACTTTCTCATAACGGATAGGACGGCGGCGGACGTGGAGCGGGTAAAGGCCCTTGCGGCCCTCTTTGACCGCTACACCGGGCGCTTCCAGGGCACTCCGGCACAGTACCAGGAGCTCATGGACGGGCCCAAAGGGGCCTATACCTGGGTGGACCTGAACCGTGTGACCAGGGGATACGCCTATGTGGCGGCGCGCCTCGCGGCGGACGGGTACCGGCTGGAGCCGGAGATTTGCCCGGCGTACCTGGTAGCCGTGGGCACCGCCCCGGCGGGGGCGGACTTCTCCGGCGGCGGCATCTTCTACCAGGGCGAGACGGCCACGGTGCGGGCCATCAACGACGCATACAACGAATTCGACGAATGGCAGGAGGACGGCAGGACTGTCAGCCGGGATATCGAATACAGCTTCACGGTGGACCGGGACCGGCGGCTCCTGGCGGTGTTTGAACCGCTGGACGACGGGAAACTGGGCGTCGTAGGCCGGGGCCTCATCGGAAGCGCGAGGATCGGAAGGAGGGGCGCGTAATGGCCTACACACCGACAGAATGGAAGGACGGCGACCTGATCTCCGCCGCCCGGATGAACAAGCTGGAGCAGGGCGTGGCAAATGAACAGGTGGGGCCTCCGGGGCCCCAGGGGGAGCAGGGCATCCAGGGTATCCAGGGGCCGATCGGGCCCCGTGGCGCGCAGGGGGAGCCGGGGGAGACCGGGGCGACAGGTCCTGCGGGGCCTGCCGGTCCGGGGGTGCCCGCGAGAGGCGCGGCGGGTCAGGTGCTTGCCAAGAAGAGCGGCACGGACTACGACACGGAGTGGATCGATCCGCCGGAGGGCGGGGGCGCGTTTACTGAGACCGACCCTACCGTGCCGGACTGGGCGAAACAGCCCAATAAGCCGACGTATACCGCGCAGGAGGTGGGGGCGATACCATCGGGTGCCGTGACCGCTATCCAGGTGATGACAGAGGCCGAGTATGCCGCTCTCCCCGGTACCGCTAAATCCCCCTCCACCCTGTACCTCATAAAGGAGTAGGCCATGCTGAAGCTTGGAACGCAGAATATCTCCGGCCTGTACGTCGGGGAGCAGAAAATCAAAAAGGCGTTCGTTGGAGAGCAGTTGGTGTTTGAGGATAATCCAACTTACACGGTGTATTTCTATGCGGTTGATGAAGAGGATTCGAGTAAAGTTCTCAATTCCAGCTCGTTTACTGTAAATCCAGGAGAATCTGTTTCCGTGAATCCGTGGGATATCAACGGATACAACTTTGCGGGTTGGTATGACGAAAGCGGGAATCTGGTCAGTTCCGGTTCGTCCTTTTCTGTTACTCCGACAGGAGATGCAACATATTATCTTAAATACTATGAGTATTATACGCTTCTTGTGTCTGCTTCTGGATTTGTGAGTTCCGAGCTGGTAGTCACAATAAATGGAGAAGACTACACCATTACAAGGAATGCAGACGCGCAGGGGAATGGGGCGGAATTGCATCTCCGCAAAAATTCCGTAATAACCGTTAAGATCAAGACAATCCCAAGCGGGTACAAATTCGACAATTGGGGATTGGTTTACGCGAATGTTACAAGCACTGCTGATCCGTATACATTCACGCTGACTCGAGATTTGGAAATTTTGCACGGGTATCTCTCCAAAGCATCCCGGCTCCCGGCGGGGTATACGGAGGTGGAGTATGTACATTTCCCGGGCGGAACTGCAACATATTTTTCGCAAGCAATTCCATCACATACGCAAGCGATTGCTCCATCTATTGAACTGGACGTGAAATTAGGTACAAAGAATCCTGGTACCAACAAAATATTGATATCCACAAGCTCACCTAATGGACTAACTAGATATTTCAGTTTAACAACCGAGGGTTCTTCATCCAGCTTTACAGGATTGCGCTGCCCAACATCTTCTGCGAACAACACTATGAAAGTGCTGTCTGTGTCAGTAAATCAAAAGGTTCATGTGGAAATCGATAATCTGAATAAGGTATTCAAAGTAGGGAGCAGTTCGGTTTCTATAGGCGGGGGGACAATTGGCACCTCTACTACGACAGGCTACGCAGGCGCTCTTGGAAATTCGTTGGCTTCTTACGTGCCGGAAATGTGGGTATATGAGTATAAATACTACACCAGTACGCAATATGCAACGAAAAAGACGCTGGCCAAGCATTGGGTTCCCTGCATACGGACATCTGACAATTCTATTGGATTTTATGATTTGGTCAACAAAACATTTACCGCCAAATCAGGTGCTGGAACGGTAGAAGCAGGCCCCGCAGTCTAAGAAAGGAGGCACCAGCCATGCCCGAAACATCCCCGCCCCGGCCCTGGACGCTCCAGGACATCCCCACCATGCAGAACATGGATAGATACCTGTCCATGCTACGGGCCTTGCGGCAATTCCTCCCGCGCGGCACCGCAGCGCCGGAGGTGCCCGCAGACATGAACGGCTTGACCTTCCGTACGGCAAACGACATCGAAACGATCCTGATGGAGGCGGACCAGGCCGTTACCAATTTAGAGAACAGCTGGTTCGTATCCGGCGAAATCGACGCAGGAGGTTTTTAATATGCAGGACGGCATTATCAACGGCACCGGGAATTCCCGGTATTTGAAGACCATCAGCGGCTTTCTCAGCCTATACCCCACCTATGAGGCGTTCGCCCAGGCGCTGATTGCAGGCACCCTGCCCATCGACCTGAACGGCAAGAACCAAGACGGTTGGGCCCAGCAGGGTACGCCCCTGAACAAGGCGAACCTGCTCACCGACGCCACCGCCGCCCTGGTGGGCCTGGGAGCGGAGGCGAACCCGGACGAGATGTTCGCTACCCTCGCAAACCGCATCACCTACGGGACCGAGGAGCTGACGCCGGGGGTGTCGCCCCTCGCTACCGGGGCCATCTATGTGCAGTATGAGTGAGGGGCGAGGGATGGGTACTAAGTATGCCCCCTATCTCACACTCTACTATATTCAAAGGATAAATTAACAGTTACAGATAGTGGATTAACAGGGGGATTAGCATTATGGCTACTAGATATAATCGTTATATTTGGGCGACGTATTTGACATCAAACAACATGTTGAATGGATATGTTACTAGGTTAGATCGAAATGCAATTACGGATGGCTCTGTAGGTTCTGGAGTACGCTACTCATATGTCGGAGAAGATTATATTTTGTATGATGGTACAACTATATCAGTATCCAGAGAAGGCAACCAAACAAAGTTCACCGTAACTGTCGGTGGTAGCATTCCATATCCACATTCCGTGAGTTCTGAGTATGCAACTAGATTAAAAACGCTTGCATTTGAATGTGATGTACAAGTTAACAAAAGCGGATGGACATCTTTTATAAAACAATCAGGTGTATCCCCATTCAGTGTTACTAAAACATATACTGTAAACAATGGCTTTGATACTGTTCAATTTAGGTATACTTTTGCGGATTTAAATGGCGCAGCAATTGAAAATTTTACATTATCCCCTATATATAAATCTAGCCATACTATAACTGTAAAGGCAGATACTGGAGGAAGCGTATCCGGCGGAGGAACCTACGAGGAAGGAACCTCCGTGACCGTCAAAGCCACCGCCTCCTCCGGCTACCGGTTCTCCCGCTGGACGGAGGGCGGGGCCACAGTAAGCTCCAACGCGTCGTACACATTTACTGTCACCCAAAATCGGACACTGACTGCGGTATTTTCCAAGATTCTCCCCTCCTACCGCATCACCGTCACCGCCTCCCCCGCCAACGGCGGCACCGTGAGCGGCGGCGGGAGCTACGAGAGCGGGCGGAGCGCAACCGTCCGGGCCACCCCGGCGGCGGATTTCCTCTTCGTGGAGTGGCAGGAGGACGGCGTGGCTGTCAGTACCAACCCCACCTACACCTTCACCGTCAACAAGGCCCGGACCCTGACCGCCTTCTTCAAGCGCAAGTTGTCCGCATACGTGGGCATTGAGGGCAAGGCGCGAAAGGCGACAAACCTCTACGTCGGGGTCGACGGCAAGGCCAGGAAGGTCGTGCGGGCGTACATCGGCGTAGACGGGAAAGCACAGAAATTCTTATAAGGAGGCGAGTGCCATGTTTCAACTTTACGCAAACAAAACCCAACTGACCGTCCGGGCCCGCGAACCCCTCACCAGCGGCAGTGTAAACGCCTACGAGGCCAGGTTTGAGTTCTCGCCGGACTGGGAGGGCCTGACGAAGACGGCAGTGTTCAAGGCGGGACCGGAGGTCCGGTCCGTGCGCCTGGACGCGGACAACCAGTGCGCCATTCCGTGGGAGGTGTTAAGCTCCCACGGGCGGCAGTTAACTGCCGGGATCTGCGGCACCCGGGGCACGGATATGGTGCTTCCGACCGTATACGCGAACCTGGGAACCATCCTGGAGGGGGCCGCGCCCGGGGAGAATGCCCGGCCTCCCACCCCGGACCTGTGGGAGCAGGCCATCGCCCGGAAAGCGGACGGGATGAAGCTGGACGATCTGACGCTGCGCCTCTTGTCGGGAACGGAGACGATAGCCGAGGTGGAGCTCCCGCCTGCAGGCGGCGGGGAGGGCGGTACATCTGACCACCGGTCCCTGACCGGACGGGACGCAGGGAATCAGCACCCAATCGCCGCCATTACCGGCCTTGGGGAGACGCTGGAGACCATCCCGCGCCCCATGACGGCGGATGAGCTGCGAAAAATTTTGTTAGGAGGAACGAAACATGCCCACAAATAACACCAGCGCATACCTTGACGGCGACCGCGTGGCTGAGCTGTGGACGGCGGTAAAGACGGCCCTGGCGGGCAAGGCGGACCTCGCTGATCTGGACGGCTACACCACGCCGGACGCAGTGGCGACGGCCATCACATCGGCTCTGGCCAACTACGCCACCAACGCCGGAGTACAGATCGCCATTGCTGCGGCTTTGGCCAATTACATGACCGAGAGCGAGGTCAATGATGCCATTGCAAAGGCGGTCACGGAGGCGGCGCACATCACCTTTGAGGCGGTGGACGAGCTGCCGGAGACCGGATCGCCCAATGTGATTTACCTGGTGCCCAACGGGAAGAGCAGGAGCAACGTCAAGGACGAATATATGTGGATTGACGGCGCGTGGGAACGCCTCGGGAGCATGGAGGTGGACCTGACCGGCTACTGGTCCAAACAGGAGCTGCGGGCCATGACGGCAGCGGAATTGCAGGCGATTCTGGTATGAGCTTTCTTGACGATGCACGGACCCGGGAGCTGTGGGAGAAGGTCAAAGCAGAGCTCTCTGGGAAGCAGCCCAAGCTGCGCGGCAGCGCGGGGCAGGTGGTGGGGTTCAACACCCAGGGAGCGGCGGTGGCGGTGAGCGGGTGGAGTAATCCGAATCTGCTGGATAACTGGTATTTTGCGGACCCAGTTAACCAGAGGGGGCAGGAGGAATATACGGCAACTGGATACACGATCGATCGCTGGAGAATTGCCCAAGGCATAAAAGCAGCGGTCAGGATAACGGACTCCGGCCTTGAGATAAAAAGAACCAGCGATACACGTGCTATTTTCCAACAAGTGCTCACCATTGATGATAGGGAGTTCGTTCAATCCTTCGCGGGAAGAGAAGTTACATTATCGGCTCTTTTTGGGCAGGAACTTCGTTCTGTGACGATGACGATCCCGACATCGAACGATGAGAACTGGTACCCAGCGGGGACTTCTGGCTCGAAAGTAAACAGCATGTACGTTAGACTTTCTATCAACTCGAATACTACTACTGGATATTTCGACTTGAATTTCGATATATACGTATCTGCTGGAGGGGCTGGTGGCGGGCTTATCACCGCTGTAAAACTGGAACTGAGCTCCCAGCAGACCTTGGCCCGCCAGGATGCGGACGGTAACTGGGTGCTCAACGACCCACCGCCGGATAAGACGCTGGAGTTGTTGAAGGGCCAAAGGTACTATCAGGTGTTTTCCCGTGAGGACCTGCGCCCCGATAAGGCGGTGGACTTCCGTCCGCCTATGCGCATTGACCCGGCGTTGAGCACAATCCAGATCAACGGCGTGACGTACTATACGGCGGACGCCAATCTGTAGGAGGAAACAATGGACAAATATTTCAACAACCACTACATCACCACAGACCCGGAGGGCCGGATCACCTACGGCTGGAGCACCGGCCCTCTCCCGGGCCGGGACACCTCCAACGCGGTCCTCCTGACGGACCAGGGCGGCTACCAATTCCGCCTCCACCCCGGCGGCGAGGAGAATCCGCCCCTGTACACCAAGGACGGCATCCCCCTCTACCGCTGGGACGGGGAGCGGGTGGTCCGGCGCTCTGAGGAGGAGGTCCAGGCGGACCGGACGGCTATCCCTCCTCCGCCGCCCTCTGAGCAGGAGCGCCTGCGGGCGGACGTGGACTTCTTGGCCGCGATGCAGGGGGTGACGTTATGAGCGTGGCTGAGCTTGCACGGAAGTACTACCCCCGCCTTTGGGACAAGTCCAGGCTGGAGGCCCTTGTCGCCGCCGGGCGGCTGACGGAGGCGGAATTTCGGGAGATCGTGGGGGAGGAGGAGAACCGTGTACATTGACATCGAGACGTTTATCGAACTGGCGGCGCTGCTGACAGCTCTTGGAGTGATCGGAGGCGCGGCGCTCTGGGCCGTAAAGTTCGTCGACCGGCAGAAGAAACAGGACCAGGAGCTGACCGCCATCCGGAAAGAGCAGACCTTAATCTGCTACGGCGTCATGGCCTGCCTGCGGGGACTGAAGGAGCAGGGCTGTGACGGGCCGGTAACCGCCGCGCTGGACAAGCTGGAGAAGCATCTGAACCAGGCGGCACATGAGGAGGACAGCTAGGAGGAAAACATGGACAAAACAATCATCAAACGCTTGGGGAACCTGCTGAGCGTCAAGAGCCTGGTCACTCTGACGCTCACCATCGTGTTTGCGGTCCAAGCCCTGCGGGGGACCATCTCCCAGGACTTCATGACCGTGTACGCGGTGGTCATCGCGTTCTACTTCGGAACGCAGTCCCAGAAGGTCCAGGACGCGCTGGAGGGAGGCGGCAATGAGAACGGTTAGAGACCTGCTGGAGGTCGCCGTCCGGCAGCTGAATGTGCGGGAGGACCCGCCGGAGAGCAACAACGTCCACTATAACACCTGGTACTATGGCCGGGAGGTCCACGGCAAGGCGTACCCCTGGTGCATGGTATTCGTGCAGTGGTGCTTCGCCCAGGTGGACGTGGGCCTGCCTGTCCGGACTGCCAGCTGCTCCGCTCTGATGAACGCGGCCAAGGGGGCCGGGTGCTGGGTGACGCGGAGCTTCCAGCCGGGAGACGTGGTGATCTACGACTTCACCGGGAAGAAAAAGCAGGCGGCCCATTGCGGCATCGTGGAGAGCGTGACCGGCAGCGGCGTGATCGCCATCGAGGGCAACACCGGCGCGGAGAACGACGCCAACGGCGGGCAGGTCCAGCGCAGGACCCGGCCCGGCAAATACATCATGGGGGCCGTGAGGCCCGGATTTGACAAGGAGGGACCGGAAATGACTCAGGAGGAATTCAACAAGAAATTTGAGGCGGCGTTGAGCGCTCACCGGCACAAGCTCCAGGACAACGACGCGAGCTCCTACAGCGCGGAGGCCCGGAAGTGGGCCGTGGCCTGCGGGCTCATCCAGGGCAGCGGGAAACTGCCGGACGGGAGCGACAACTATATGTGGGAGGACCTGCTGACCCGGGAGCAGATGGCCACGCTGCTGTACCGGTTCGCGCTTCTGATGGGGAAGGCGTGATGGAGTTCTCCAAACGGCTGATCTCCGATATCCGCGCCCTACTGTGGGTGGTGACGGTGGGCGGGCTTTTCCTCGCGGCCTACTGCATCCGCCGGGACTACGCCGGTGCCCTGCCGTGGCTGACCGCTATGGTGGGGCTCCCATGGACTGCCCATGGGACTGTCTGTGCGTTCTACTTGAACATGGCCAAGAGCGACCACAAGGCCGGAGGGATAACCTTTGAGACGGCCAGGGCGGCGGGGTTTCGGGGGAGTGAGAACAGTCCTAGCATATAAGAACAGTCCCCGATACTGGAATCCCCGTAGCGGGGACAATCGCACAAAGCACAAAATTTAGACGCGCTGGAGACAGCGCGTCTACTTTGGATTCATCTCTTTTTCGATCAGCTCAACGATAAACTGCGTAGTACTTTTTCCACGCAGCTTTGCGTATCGGGTTATCTTTTCCTTTTGCCCCTTCTTGACCTTGATCTCTATCCGGTCGTAGGTCTTCTTATTGTACCGGGCCGTCGCCTCTTTCTGCGCGTCTGAATATGCCATGAAAACACCCCTCTTGAGGGCAGTATATAGGATTCTATCTCTATTTTGTATAATGTCGATATGATAAATTTGTGTATTATCCCACCTTTTTATACGGTCGACAGTATGCTACAATAAAAACCGTGCAGGGGCGGCAACCCCTGCACGGTCCAGATCAGCTGTGATCTTCTGAAAGCGCGTCTATCAAGTCGAGGAACAGGTGGATCGCCCTGTCCCTCCGCTCCGGCGGCAGGCTGCTGAACAGCCTCGCCGCCCGCTCCACCATCTCCGCCCGCTTCCACTCCGGTGGCCGGGCGGAGATTATTTCTGTTGCGGATACGCCGCATTTCTTCGCTAGGAGCTCTATCGTATCCGCCCTGGGATTGCAATCGCCATTGAGGTAATTTGCGGCAGCGGACTTCGCAATGCCCAGCTCCTCAGAGAGCTCTGCCACGGATAACTGGCGCTCTTCCTTGTATCGCTTGATGAAGTTCGCGATATTCTCGTTGATCGGCATGACGATCTCCTTTCTTTGCCTGTGGAGTTCCATGCCGAGTGGGGGGACTGCGGGAGCGCGGAGGCCCGCGTTTCCTTTGTAACATAAAAATGCAGCTCCATTCGTCTTGAAAGGAGCTGCATTTTTATTGCATAAAATTATTACTCCGACCGGAATAAAAAGTTTATGCAGTAAAATTCTCGAAAAATTAAGGCCGGAAAAGGATCGTGATCTGCCGCGTGGGATGGACAAGTATCTTATCCAACGCCGACCGCCAAAAGGCCTGCTTATCGGTCCTTCCCAGTTCCTGGTATGCGCTCTGCCATCCTTGATAGAAGATCGACAGCAACCGGTCCGCAGTTGGCACGGCGGCGGGCACACTGCGCTCTTCTATCGTCAGGGCGTCCAGCTGCGCGGTTAATGCTTCATAATCCTTTCGGTACAGCTCCAAATCTATTATAGCATCAACATACAGATCTTTCAAGCGGGAAAGCCTCTTTTTTAACTTGGTACGCTCCTCCTGGAAATTCTTTGCCGGCCTCCCGGCGGACGCGGTCTGCTCCAGCTGATAGCCGAATTGCCGCAGCTCTGCATCCACGTTCTGCAAGAGATAATCCTCCACCACGGTCTCCCGGATGTTGACATCGTTGGCGCAGTCCCCGTTATTATACCGCCCGCGGCAGTTGTAGGCGATGCCGCTGCGCCACTCTCCCGACTTGACACGGTAGTTATTTGTATGAGACCCGTACCGCCGCCCGCACTCGGAGCAGAAGATGATCCCCGCAAAGAGATAGACCCGGTCTGCATCGGTCCTGCGCTCCGCACGGCGGCGGTTGGTGGAAATTTCGTCAAACTGCTCCTGCGTGATATACGCCGGGCACATCCCCTCCACGCCCTCGAAGCACCCGCAGTACGCCTCCTTGGTCAGCATGAGCCGGGACAGGTAGTAGGTGAAGAGCACCCCGCAGCGGGCTTCCGTGGCTCTACGGGCCTGTTCAATGGATCGGGTGGCCAGGAAGCGCTCAAAAAAGCAGGACACCGCCGCCTCCGTCTCCGGATCCTTGACCACCTTCTTTCCCTCGATCTTGTACCCCGTCGGGACCTTGCCGGTGCAGGGCTCCTGCCGCTCCTTTTTGGAGGCGAACACCGCCTTGATCCGCTCGCTGGTGCGGTCCGCCTCGTCCTGGGCCACGCTGAGCATGATGTTGATCTTCAGACGGCCCGAGGCGGTAGAGGTGTCGTAGTCCTCGTGGATGGTCTTCCAGTCTACGCGGTGGCGCTCCAGGATTTCCTGGACCTTGTAATATTCAGCTATGTTCCTAAACCAGCGGTCCAGCTTGGTGAAGACAACCAAGTCAATCAGGCCGGTCTCCACGTCCGAGAGCAGCCGCTGAAGCTCCGGACGCTTCGCCGCGCTTTTGCGTGCGGAGATACCGGCATCAATGTAGTGCCCGGCCACCTGGACCCCTGCCGTTTCCGCCCAGGCGTCCAGAGCCTCCCGCTGGGCCTCGATGGACAGGCCGTGGACCGCCTGCTCTTCTGTGCTGACGCGGATGTACAGCGCGGCTCGGGCGGCGGGAACGATGCCTTTTTCTGTTTTCATGGTTGCATTCCTCCTATAAAATGTGATAATATAGGAGAAGTGATAGGCGTTGCAATCTTATCACTTCTCCTTGAACCGTCTCCGGTGCTGGCGCACCGGGGACGGTTTTTTATTGCGCTTTTTTCAGCTCGTTGACGTCTGTACGCAGACGCTTGATAGAATCCTTCATCATGGGCACGTCGCCCGCTAGTTCATACATACGGTCGTTGTCGGCCTTTTTCTTCAACTGCTCCATGATTGCTTCATGACCCTCGTAGAGCGCCTGGAGCCGGGGCAGGACCACGCCCTCCTGAGTGACGGCTACGCGGGTCAGGGTATCCTGCATCTCGTCCAGACGCTCTCCTTGTTGGGCCTGGGTGGCTTTCAGCTCTGCGACATCGCCTTTCAGTCCTGCGACATCGCCTGTCAGCTTTGTCAGCATCTGCAAAATCTTCTCTTCGTTGTTCATGGTGTGCTCCTTTCTATGTACCCCGCCGGGGAGGCGGGGGCTTTTTTATGCCGGTTTTGTTTCGCTGGAGGCGGAGGAAGCTGATCCGCCTGCCGCCCGTCTCTTCTCTTCAAGGATTTCCCGGTAGTACTCCTCCGCTTCGGCGCGGGCCTCTGTCTCGTAGTCTGTGGGGACAGGGGTGTCCGTACCAGCGGGCGGGGCGGGAGTGGTTGTTTCCGTTTTGGAAATAGCCGCCGGGGCGGGGGTGGCCGCCGGAGGAGTGGCAATGGAATTGATCAGTCGTTTTACAGCGGAACGGTCGGCTTCACTCAAATGTAGATAACCCAAGATGATACGTTGGTCCAGCTCATCCAGGTCAAACTCTCCAACAATCTGGGCGATTTGCGATTCCGGTACGCTACGGAACATCTCGCCCTTGCCGGTGCGAAGCCAAGTTTCGTTGACATTGAACTCCCGGCAGATGGAGAATATGACCGCCTCAGACATAGGAGGCGCTAGAGGCTCGAAAACTTTAGCACCTCCTTGACCGTCTCCGGTGTTGGCAGCACCGGGGGCGGTTTTTTATTCTCCTGCGTCTATTTCGGTGGCTTCCCTAAGTACCGGGCCAAGTCAATGACCTTGCCCCAGTCCCTTGTCTGGCAGGGCGGGGGCTTTATTTTGCCTGCTTTGTTCCACCACTCCCAGTATCGCTTTGTGAAGCTGAGGATTCTGCCGCCCGTATCTTTTCTTGAAGGATCTGTTGATAGAACTCATCCGCTTCAGCACGGGCTTCCTGTTCGGCCTTAGTCCGTGCCGGGGTGATCTCCTCTGATACCTCAGACCCTTGCTGCATTTTAGAAAAATACTCTTGTATTGCGGCCCTTTTTGCATCCTCTGCATATGCCAACGCTTCCTCTATTGAAGGGTATCCCATTTCTGTTTTCAGAAGTTCCTCCGGCTTTTTGTCGCCAACCGATTTCATCAGCACACGGTAAAAGAACGCCCGGATGGCTTTCCTGTTGTTGGGTGTCAAATGAAGGTACTCATCCACCAGCGCCTCATCAAAGGGATCCAAATAGAAATCGACCGCAAGCTCCTCCAAAGCCGTGTTGGGGGCTTTAGTGAACATTTCCCCCTTCCCAGTGCGGAGCCAGGTTTCGTTGACGTTGAATTCTTTACAAATTAAGGAAATTACTGAATTGCTTGGACCGTTCCGGTCAATTTCATAACTTGCAACAGTATTTCGTTTCATACCAATACGATCAGCAAATCCTTGCTGTGTAAGGTCTAGTGCCCTGCGTAACTTTTTGATTCGCTGGCTGATTGTTTCGATCTGCATTTTATCCTCCTTAAAATTATTTTGCCAAAGCAAGAGCGAAGCGCGCCGCCGCCTGCAACTCTTCCTCGCTCATAGCGGCCAAAGCCGAGAGGAAGCGGTACCGGATGTTCCCCGGTTCATCGCACAGTGCCAAGTCTACAAAGGCGGAGATTTCATCGTTTGCGGTCCTCTTGATGAACATTTCCCCCTTCCCAGTGCGGAGCCAGGTTTCACTTATTTTAAATTCACGGCAGACACCTAGCAGTAGTTGGTCAGAAGTATTTCGTTTTCCAGATTCTATAAGTGCAATAGTGTTTTGCTTTACACCAATACGCTCAGCAAATGCCTGCTGAGTAAGGTCCAAAGCCTTACGCAGTTTTTTTATGCGTAAATTGATGGTTTCGTTCAAATTGCAATACCCCCCCTTCTGGATAAATTGACAATAGCACAAAAGCGTTGGTTTGTCAACAAAAAGATTGAATCCGACAAAAAGCCTCTTGACAAAAGACGGATTCAAGCATATAATAGTCGGAGAAACAACAAAAGGAGGTGAACACAAAATGCGGAAACCGAATACGGAAGCCATTTCCAAGGAGGATATGGACTTTATCCGTTTGATGGCGGCAATGCCCACAGAGGCAAAAATTCTGACAAGGGGCCTGATCCTGGGCCTTGGCCTTTCGGAAAAGATCCAGAAGGGAGGCAATCCGGAAACGGCACGGCCCAGCGCGTGAAACCACCCCATGTGGACCGGGCGTAGGAAGGGAGGTGAAAGAAAATGGCGAATCATCTGGACTATCTGGAAGAGACGGGAATGACGGCAAGCGAGTGGGAAAAAGCCACAAACGCCGCCGCCCAGGATCTGGTGGATGTCCTTCGCAAAAGAGGCTGCACCTACCATGACGCAAAAGCGGCCCTCAGCAAGGCCGACACCATTTTGGAGCGGGCCATCCTGAAGGCCAAGGTTTGATCTATAAAAATAAGGAGGACACCGAATGAACGAACTGAAAATCTTCGAGCATCCCAAATTTGGGAGAATCCGCACCATCATCGAGGATGGTAAGACCCTGTTCTGCGGTAAGGACGCCGCGTTGGCGTTGGGGTACAAGAATCACATCAAGGCATTGGCAGACCATTGCAAGGGGGTAACGAAACGCGACCTCCCCACCAACGGTGGAGCCCAGACTATGAATTTCATCCCCGAAGGCGACCTCTGCCGCCTGGCCGCAAAATCCGAGCTGCCCGGTGCAAGCGAGTTCGAGAGCTGGATTTTCGATGAAGTGATTCCCGCTATCCTGCGGACTGGTACCTATACGGTGCCCGGAGCGGCCCCAAAGTTGCTTTACCTTCCCGAAGGCGTTTCTTTGAACGGACTGGCAAAGCTGCTGACCATCACGCGACGGATGATGCTGGACATGGGCAAAGGCCCGAACGAAATCGGTTCCGTAGCAAAGGGACTGTTTGACAGCTGCGGTGTGCCCCTTGCCCCAGCGTTCTACAACGAGCTCCCCGGACAGACCAGTCTTTTCGACTATCCCGCTCTGGAGAGATAAAAAGCGCCCCGCCGGGTGCGCCAACATCCGACAGGGCAAGCGAGACCAAAACATACGAAAAATCAGCCTCTACCCTCCATTATACCGGAGGCCGGGGCGGAAAGCAAGGAGGGCCCCATGCGGGAGAACCTGAAAGCCGCCCGCAAGGCGGCGGGACTGACACAGCAGGCTATGGCGGAGAAACTATGTGTAGGACTACGGCATTACAAAAAAATCGAGAGCGGAGAAACACTTGGTAGTATCGATTTGTGGGACAAACTGGAGGATATTACTGGGATTCATCAGCGGATTTTGCGAGAAATTCGTCTCGGCAAAGAAGATAGTCTGTAGAAACGTTCAGGATATCTGCTATAAGTACAAGTCCCTCAAGCGTTGGGTTTGCGTGTCCGCTTTCGTATTTTCGGTAGTTTCGCAACCCGGTTTGAAGCGCATCCGCCATTTGTTGAGCCGTAATCCCCCGTTCTTTTCGCGTTTTATTCAATCTTTCACCTAGCATAAAATTTTCCTCCTAAAAGTCTTGACAGTGCCATAATAATACACTATAATGAAGCTGTCAGTAAGTGCCATAGTATGGCACCATCAGAAAGGAGGACAAGCAAATGGTAATCACCTACGAACGGCTACGGGAACTCCGGTTCCTGGGCGTAACACCGGAGACCGAGTGCTGTGCGAACTGCGAGCACTTCCACCAGCACTACAACAAAGACGGGGGCCTGATTTTCGCAGGGCACTGCTGCTATCCGCGCATGAAGCCCAGGAAAGGCTACGACCTCTGCAAGTATTTCAAGGGCAAGGAGGACACCGAATGAAAGTACAAGACTACCACGGCAAGAGCGTCATCGACAGCCGCGAGGTGGCGGAGATGGTGGAGAAGCAGCACAAGAACCTTCTCGCCGATATCCGCGGGTACCTCAAAATCATGGAGAAGGCTAACGGGCTGAATTTTCAGCCGGTCGATTTCTTCATTCCCAGTACCTACCAGGACAACAAAGGCGAGGACCGTCCCTGCTACCTCATCACGAAGAAGGGCTGCGACATGATCGCCAACAAGCTGACCGGCGAGAAGGGCGTGCTGTTCACCGCCGCCTATGTGACGGCCTTCGAGGACATGAAGCGGGCGTTGGACGCCCCCAACCGCGCCCCGGAGGTCTCCCCCAGCGGGCTCGCAAAGCTCATCACCATCACCCGTCGGATCATGCTGGACATGGGCGGCACCCCGGTCCAGGTCGGCACGATGGCCCGGGATGTATTCAAGGCGTACAACTTCCCGGTTCCCATTGCGCTGGACAAGCAGTTGGAGGGACAGATCAGCTTCTTCGATCCGCCTCTGCTGGGCAACTAAAAAAGCGCCCCTGCGGGTGCTGCCAACACTCGCAGGGGCAAGCGAGACCAAAACATACGAAAAATCAGCCTCTACCCTCCATTATACCGGAGGCCGGGGCGGAAAGCAAGGAGGAAATTATGAATTTTCACATCACGCTCAGCCCGGAGCAGTTCGAGTTTCTGGACGGACTGCTGGGGGATGTGGTCCAGCTTTATGAGCACCAGGCCGCCGCTCTGGCCTGCCTGGACGGCGAGGCGGCCCGGGACCTGGCCCAGGAGCGGCTGGATGCGTCCCAGAATGCGGCGGAGATCGCGTGGCTGCTGGCTAACACCAAGCCTGTGGAAGGAGCGTAGAGAGATGGGACGTAGGGAAAAGCCGGTCACGTTCAAGATCGTTGTCCCGCCTAGCGCGGCTAGGGCCGAACAAATGAGCCGCGACCTGCTGGAGATGGTGATGAAAAAGGAAGGGATCACGGCCAAGATCACCCCCGTGAAGCGCGGGCCCGGAGACCCGATTCTGACCATCGTCCCGCCGGAGACGGCGGGGAAATCTGCGAGTGCGTGAGAGGAGGGACACGACCGTGAAGCTTTACAAATGCGAGACTATCGCCCAGTTCAAAATCGGCATGTGGCTGGTGGAGCAGGGCATCGAGCGGGAGGACATCCTGACGGCAGAGCTCTTGGGGCCCAACGAGGTCAAGATCACAAATCCAGCCGGACAGTATATGCACATCCGGTGGATGGGAGACCATGCGGAGATTGTCTGAGGAGGTGATCAGGATGTACATCGTCAAGTAGTGCGACTGCGAGGGGAACCTCTATGAGCGGAAGTTCCGCACTATCCGCGCCGCCCGTGCAGAGGCGGAAGAGCTCCGAAAAAAGTACGATGGCGTGGAGATCGAGAAGGTGCCGGACCGGCGGTAGGCACAAAGTTCCCCGGCAGGTACCCTAACACCTGCCGGGGGATGGAGGAAGCCGGGATTATCAGGTCCAGCCTCTTACTATGATTTTAGCACGGTTCGGGGCAGATTGCAAGGAGGAACGAATGGAAGCAGAAAAATATTTGGTGCGCACACGCGCCCTCCGCTCCCAGAGGGATGTGTGGAAACAGGCGGCGGTGGGGGTGCTGGCCCTGTCCATCACGGGCAACATCGGGCTGTACGGCATCGCCTGTTCCCGGGAGGCGAGACACCGGGAGGAGACGGCACAGCTTCGCACAGAGCTCCGGCACGTGGAGGCGGTCCGGGACGACGCCCTGGAGGAGCTGGGCCGCATGGCCAACGACTACGCCCGGGAGAAGCTGGCCAGGCAGGAGCAGGCGGAGGCGTATGAGGCCGTGGGGGCCTGGGAGTACGTCGGAGAGTGTACCATCACCGCCTACTGCCCCTGCGCGGAGTGCTGCGGGCGCTGGGCGGACGGCGTGACGGCCTCCGGTCTTCCCGCAACGCCCGGCGTCGTCGCCGTGGACCCAGAAGTGATCCCGCTGGGGAGTACGGCCGTCATCGACGGTCAGCGCTACCTCGCCGCGGACACCGGGAGCGGCGTGGAGGGCCTGCATATCGACATCTGCATGGGCTCTCATGAGGAGACCGTGGCGCACGGGGTCCGGACGGCGGACGTGTGGGTGGCAAAGGAGGCGCAGCCATGAGCGGGATTTTCCAGCAGCTGAAGGAGGAGGCCCTCTACGCGCAGCGGTCCCTGTCCACAGAGCTGCTGTACCAGACCTACGGCGCGGCCAAGATGGCCCGGCATCTGGGGTTCATCACGAAGGAATCCTTTCTGGAGCTCAGCAGCATGACGGTCCGGTTCATGAACACAGACCTCGCTTATCTCCGTCAGAAACAGATCGAATTTGCCGCGCTGCGCGGCATGAAGGAGGGCGCCCATGAGTGAGAGCAAAGCGGAGCGGGCCAGGGCGCTCCGGTATAAGCGGGGAGCGCTGGCCTCCATGGGCTTCGAGTTCCTTCGCGCTGATCTGGACGAAATCCGCGAGGCCTGCGACACCATCCACTGGTGGACCGACCAGGATGACGAGACCCTGCTAAACGCCTTGGACGGGGACGACGAAGACGTCTGGGAGTTCAAAATGGCCTTCGCCCACCTGGAGGCCAGGGCGGACGAGTTGCTTGAGACCATTTATGAGCTGTGCCGGTATGAGGATGATTTCGGTCAGGTCTACGATGACTGCACCGTGGCCCTCATCGGAAACCGCTACCGCACCATCGGCTATGACGGCTTCGAGGAGGACTACTACGCCCTCACCGGCTATGAGCAGGAATTGGCCCAGACCGAATCGGGGAAGCGTCTCATGCGTAGGACCAAAGCGGAGATCCTATCCATCATCGGGCAGTGCTTTGGCATCCTTATCGCTTTCCTGGACCTGCGTCAGCAGTACGACTACCTCAAGGCCACCTTCGACATCCTGCGGGATGAGAACACCTCCATGCTCCAGCAGGTCAAGGAGATCGATGCCGCTTACAAGGCGATGGTCACGGCGGACTGGTCCGCACGGTCTGAGGCGGAAAAGAAGTTTGACCGCCTGCTGTCTGCCTTGCCGGACCGTGTGTGGGTGGAGTGAGCGGGACCATGACCATCGGCCTGATCTCCGTGGACGGCCAACCGGGTCAACAAAAAAAGTACGTTCAAAGCCTGTACCTGGGAGGAATTTCGGAGCGGGAAGAGGGAGGTGATTCAGGTGGAGCATTTTGGAGACATCAGGAGGCTGAACGGGTACGAGCTGCCAGCGATCGATGTGGTCATTGGTGGTTCACCGTGTTAGCCAGGACCTGTCTGTGGCGGGAAAACGGGCGGGCCTCGCCGGGGAACGGAGCGGCCTGTTCATGGAACAGATCAGGATCATCAAGGAAATGAGGGACGCGGATGCAGGCAGAGGACGGACAGGTCTCTTTGTTCGACCACGATTCATGGTGTGGGAGCAGGTCCCAGGAGCGTTCAGCTCCAAAAAAGGCGAGGACTTCCGGGCCGTCCTTGAGGAGACGGTCCGGATCGCAGAACCGGACGCCCCCGACGTTCCACTACCTCCAAAAGGAAAGTGGCCAATGGCTGACTGCTGGATGGGGGACGGCTGGTCCGTCGCCTACAGAGTTCTCGACGCACAATTTTGGGGAGTGCCCCAGCGCCGCCGCAGAATCGCGCTTGTCGCAGATTTTGGAGGACACGCCGCACCAGAAATACTATTTGTCCGCCAAGGCGTGTGCGGGGATCCTCCGGCGGGCGGAGCGGCGGGGGAAGAAACTGCCGCCGGAACTGGAGGCGGCGCTTATCCGGCAGTCGCGAGAAGCCTGACGGCCCGTCATGACGGGAGCCCGTGCGTGGACCGGGGACCAAATATTGTTGTGGCCGGATTCAAGCCCCATTCCGGAGTGTCCGCAGGGGGCATAGGGTATCAGGAGGAGACGGCACCTACCATCGACACGGGGAAACCAATGGCGGTCTACGATGCCCGGGGAAACGGAGACGGGAAAACTGCATGTACACTGACCGGGGACCACCAGAGCCGGGTGACGGACTACACGGCCATCGTCATGCGTCAGCACAACTTCGGCGAGTACCGAGAGGGTGTTGGGACGCTAACTGCGCACAACGGAACACGCCATGCGTCGGAGGCACTTGTAGTGGGCAGGAATGTCCGCCGTCTTACTCCCCTGGAATGTGAACGCCTCTAGGGCTACCCGGACGGATGGACCGATATCGGGCCGTGGACGGACAGCGCCGGGAAGCTCCACAGGGAGAGCAGTGACAGTGCCCGCTATACGGCGCTGGGAAACTCCATCGCCCTGCCGCCATGGAAATGGGTGCTCAAACGACTGTGCGCCTGTTACGAGCGGAACGCTACCATGGCGAGCCTCTTTGACGGGATCGGCGGCTTCCCGCTGATCTGGGAGCGGCTGAACGGACCGGGTTCCTGCCTGTGGACAAGCGAGATCGGCGAGTTCCCCGCCGCCGTGACAAAGAAAAGATTTTGCGGAAAGTGAGGTGACAGCCGTTGAACAAAACAAAAATGCGGCGCTGCAAAAATTTCAACTGCGATAAAATGCGCGGTCATTACTGCTGCACCGACTGCGACCAAAGGAAGTCGTGCGCCAACCCGTGCCTGAACCACCCCACCCGGTGCGGTCTGTCTGAGGCCCCGCCGGTGAGGCCGGGACCGGACGGTAAGGGAGTGGCAAAAGCAGGCCCGCCAAGTAAACACACACCTGGCGGGCCAAAGGAAAAAAATAATAGGACACCTGCATTATAGCAGGCCGGAAAGGAAAATGCAATGTCGTCAGTAAAAATCACCCAATTTGAGGCGGAGAACGTCAAGCGGATCAAGGCGCTGACGCTGACGCCGGCGGAAAACGGCCTCACGGTCATTGGGGGCCGCAACAACCAGGGCAAAACAAGCAGTCTGGACGCCATCGTCTGGGCCCTGGGCGGGGAGCGCTACAGGCCCTCCCAGGCGGTCCGGGAGGGCTCGGTGATCCCGCCCAGGATGCGCATGGAGCTGAGCAACGGCGTCGTGGTGGAGCGCTCCGGGAAAAACAGCGACCTGAAGGTCACCGACACCCGGGGCCGCAGGGCCGGACAGACCCTGCTCAACTCCTTTGTGGAGGAGTTGGCCCTCAATATGCCCAAATTCATGCAGTCCACCAGCAGGGAAAAGGCCGATACCCTCCTGCGCATCATCGGTCTGGAGGACCAGGTGCGCGCGCTGGAGCGGGAGGAAAAAGAGCTCTATGACCGGCGGCGGGCCGTGGGTCAGCTCTACGAGCAGAAAGCCAAGTATGCCGAGGAGCTCCCCTCGTGGCCCGACGCCCCCTCGGAGCCCGTCTCCGCCCTGGAGCTCATCCACCGTCAGCAGGACATCCTCGCCCGCAACGGCGAGAACCAGCGCAAGCGGGACCGGGCCAAAAAGCTGGACGAGCAGTGCGCCATCGCAAAGGAGCAGATGGAGGACCTGGAGAAGCGCCTCAGAGAGGCGCGGGAGAAGTACCTGAGCCTTTGCGCCGACTGTGAGACCGCCCGGCGGGACGCCCTGGACCTCCAGGACGAATCTACCGAGGAGCTGGAGCAGAGCCTCCGGGACGTCGAGGCGGTCAACGTCAAAGTCCGCACCAACCAGGACAAGGCCCGGGCCGTGGCGGAGGCGAAGCAGTACAGCGACCAGTACGCCGCCCTCACCGAGGAGCTGGAGACGGTGCGGCAGAAGAAGCTGGACCTCCTCAATGGCGCGGACCTGCCCCTGCCGGGGCTCTCGGTGGAGGACGGGGAGCTCACCTACCAGGGCCGCCCCTGGGACTGCATGAGCGGGAGCGACCAGCTCAAGGTCTCCACCGCCATCGTCCGGGCGCTGAAGCCTGAGTGCGGCTTCGTGCTCCTGGACAAGCTGGAGCAGATGGACTTGCAGACCCTCCGGGAGTTCTCCGCCTGGATGGAGGCCGAAGGGTTGCAGGGCATCGCCACCCGGGTCAGCACCGGGGAGGAGTGCAGTATCATCATTGAGGACGGGTGCGCAACTGCGCCCGCAGGGGACGGCCTCTGCGCCGTCCCGCCCCCCGCGCCCGTCCAGCCCGCCTGGCAGAAAGGAGTATTCTAATGCAGATCATCACCGGAAAACAGGCCGGAGCGCTGAAAACCGTCATTTACGGCCCGGAGGGCATCGGGAAGAGCACCCTCGCCGCCCGGTTCCCCCGCCCCGTGTTCATCGACACCGAGGGCTCTACCCGGCACATGGATGTCTCCCGGATGGAGAAGCCCTCCAGCTGGACCATGCTCCAGGAGCAGGTGCGCTACATCCGCGACACGCCGGGCCTCTGCGGCACGCTGGTCATCGACACCGCCGACTGGGCGGAACAGCTCTGCATCAGAAGCATCTGCGCCAGTAAGGAGATCGGCGGCATTGAGGACCTGGGCTACGGCAGGGGGTACGTCTATCTCGCCGAGGAGTTCGGCAAGCTCCTCAACCTCCTGGAGGAGGTGGTGGAGCGGGGCGTCCATGTGGTCCTCACCGCCCACGCCATGATGCGCAAATTTGAACAGCCCGACGAGATGGGTGCCTACGACCGCTGGGAGCTGAAACTCCAGAAGAAGACCGCGCCGTTGGTCAAGGAGTGGTCGGACCTGCTCCTCTTCGCCAACTACAAGACCCTGTCCGTAGCCGCGGACAAGGAGGGGAAGAAGTTCAAGGCCCAGGGGGGCCGCAGGGTGCTCTACACCGCCCACCACCCCTGCTGGGACGCGAAAAACCGCCTGGGCCTCCCCGAGGAGCTCCCCCTGGACTTTGACGCCCTCGCGCCCTACATCTTCCCGGCTGCGCCCGCACATACGGCCCCCACGCCCGCGCCGGTCCCTGTACCGGCCCCCCCGCCGGAGCCTGTACCAGACCCCGCGCCGGAGCCCGCCCCCGCGCCCGAACCCCCGCCCGTCACCCGCCCCGATTCGGACGTCCCCGCCGTACTCCTGCCCCTGCTGGAGAGCGCCCACGTCACCGAGGACGAGGTCCGGGACGTGATCGCCCAGAAGGGCTACTTCACCAAGGACACCCCCTGGTCCGCCATGGAGAGCGCGGGGTTCGTGGAGGGCTGGGTGCTCCCCTGGTGGGAGAAGATCGTCGAGATCATCGAAAATGATCCCGACCGGTTGCCTTTCTAAGTACAACTTTTTTCAGATTTTGACCCTATGTATATCAAAATACAGGAGGTACCCCTATGAACCAATACGATTCCACCTCTCGGGAGTTCGGCTGGGACGACGAGATCCAGCGGGACGACACTTTCCAAGTCCTCCCCGAGGGCGATTACCGCTTCACTGTCACCCGCTTCGAGCGGGCCCGCCACTCGGGCAGTGAGAAGATCCCCGCCTGCCCTAAAGCCGTCCTCACCGTAGCCGTCAGCAACGCCGGGGCCTCCGGCGAGGTGCAGACGAACCTCTTCCTCCACAGCAAATTCGAGTGGAAGCTCTGTCAGTTCTTCGTCTCCATCGGTCAGCGCAAGCACGGCGAGGCCATGCACATGAACTGGAGCGCCGTGCCCGGGTCCGGCGGCGTGTGCCATGTGTGCGTGCGCAAGTGGACCGGAAACGACGGCAAAGAGCGGGAGAGCAACGAGATCACCGAGTTCTACGACCCGGAGAACGCCCCCCAGGTGGCGTCGCCCCAGCAGAAGACCTGGACCGAAGTGCCCCAGGGCGGCCCCACCCCCTGGAGTAAGGGGAGCTTCTGATGGAGCTGAGACCCTATCAGGAGGAGGCCCGGCGGGCCGTGGAGGGGGACTGGGAGGGGGATTTTCTGCGGACCCTCCTGGTGCTCCCCACCGGGTGCGGGAAGACCATCGTCTTCTCCAAGATCATTGAGGATATGGTCCGGCAGGGGGACCGGTGCCTCATCCTCGCCCACCGTGGAGAGCTCCTGGACCAGGCCGCCGACAAGCTCCTGAAGGCCACGGGCCTGCGCTGCGCCGTAGAAAAAGCGGAGGAGACCTGTCTCGGGAGCTGGTACCGGGTGGCGGTGGGGTCGGTGCAGAGCCTGCAAAGGCCCTCCCGCCTCGCCCGGTTTGAGGAGGACCACTTCGGCTGTATCGTCGTGGACGAGGCCCACCACGTCCTCTCAGACGGCTATCAACGGGTCCTGGAGCACTTCCCAGACGCGAAGGTGCTGGGCGTTACAGCCACCCCGGACCGGGGGGATATGAGAAACCTGGGGCAGTACTTCGAGCATTTGGCCTACGAGTACACGCTCCCCAGGGCCATCCGGGACAGGTACCTGTGCCCTATCAAGGCCGTCACCATCCCTCTGCAACTGGACCTCTCAGGCGTGGGCGTCCAGGGAGGAGACTTCAAATCATCAGACATTGACACCGCCCTGGACCCCTACTTATACCAGATCGCCTCAGAAATGCGGCAGTACTGCAAGGACCGGAGGACCGTGGTGTTCCTGCCCCTGGTGAAGACCTCCCAAAAGTTCCGCGACATCCTGGAGCAGAACGGCTTCCGGGCGGCGGAGGTCAACGGGAACAGTCAGGACCGGGCGGAAATTCTCCGGGACTTCGAGGCGGGACGCTACGACGTGCTCTGCAACTCCATGCTCCTCACCGAGGGCTGGGACTGCCCGGCGGTGGACTGCGTGGTGGTCCTGCGTCCTACGAAGGTGAGAAGCCTCTACAGTCAGATGGTGGGGCGGGGTACGAGGCTCCATCCCGGCAAAGAGGACCTGCTCCTCCTGGACTTCCTGTGGCACACCGAGCGCCACGAGCTGTGCCGTCCGGCGTCGCTGATCTGCGAGGACGCGGCGGTGGCGCAGAAAATGACGGAGATCATCGAGAAGGCGGGCGCACCCCTGGACATCGAAGAGGCGGAGCGTCAGGCCGGGGAGGACGTGGTGGCGGCGCGGGAGGAATCCCTCGCCAAACAGCTCTCCGAGATGCGCTCCAGAAAGCGGAAGCTGGTGGACCCCCTGCAATTCGAGATGTCCATCGCAGCGGCGGACCTCTCCGGGTACGTCCCCGCCTTTGGCTGGGAGATGGGCCCGCCTACGGAGAAACAGCGCTCAGCCCTGGAGAAATTCGGCATCTTCCCGGACGAGATCGATAGCGCGGGAAAGGCGTCGGCGCTCCTGGACCGGCTCTCAAAGCGCCGGACAGAGGGGCTCTCCACGCCCCGGCAGATCCGGGTGCTGGAGAACTTCGGCTTCCGCAACGTTGGGACCTGGCCTTTCCAGGACGCCAAGCATATGATCGACCGCATGGCCGCGGGAGGCCGGGGCGGGCGGTGGAGAGTGCCCTCCGGCGTTGACCCGGCGACATATGTTCCTGTGGGGATGTAACCGATGGAGAACAACTTGAATCTACTGGAGGCCCTGGACCACATCGACCCGGCGGAGCTCTGCTATCAGGATTGGCTCGCGGTGGGCATGGGGCTGAAGGAGGCGGGGTATCCCGCCTCCGCCTGGGACGAGTGGTCCCGGCGGGACGGCGCGAGGTACCACAGCGGAGAGTGCGAGAGGAAATGGGACAGCTTCGCCGGGACAGAAAACCCCGTCACCGGCGGCACGGTGGCCAAAATGGCCCTGGACCGGGGGTGGCGTCCGATGGGCTCCCGCTCCTCGGACCCCTCCCAGCCCGTCCACCCCCTGGACTGGGACGACGAGATCAGCGAGCGGGACGGGCAGGTGATCGTTGACCGGGCATGGCTGGAGGCCAAGGACATCCAGGAGCCCTCCGACAGTAACTGGCACCCCGCCCAGGACCTCATCGAATACCTGGGCACCCTCTTTTCCCCCGACGATTACGTGGGCTATGTGACAGAGACCTTCCAGGCGGAGGACGGGGAGCGCAAGCCCACACGGGGCAACTATGACCGCACCGCCGGTCAGCTCATCGAGGAGCTGAGAAAGTGCGGCGATGACCTGGGGGCGGTGCTGGGGGACTACGACCCCGGAACGGGGGCATGGATACGCTTCAACCCTCTGGACGGCAGAGGGGTCAAAAACGAGAACGTCACCGGCTTTCGCTACGCCCTCATCGAATCCGACAGCATGGATCTGGGGGAGCAGAACGCCCTCATCCGGGAACTGGAGCTCCCGGTAGCCTGCCTGGTCTACTCCGGCGGGAAAAGCCTCCACGCCATCGTCCATGTCGATGCCTCCAGCTATGAGGAGTACCGGACGCGGGTGGACTACCTCTACACCGTCTGCGAGAAGAACGGCATGAAGGTCGATAAGCAGAACCGCAACCCCTCCCGGCTCAGCCGCCTGCCGGGAGCCACCCGGAACGGCCGGAAACAGTTCTTAGTGGAAACGAACCTGGGCAAAGCCTCCTGGGCGGAGTGGCGGGAGTGGATGGAGAGTGTCAGCGACGACCTGCCGGACCCTGAGGGGGACCTGACAACGGACCTCCCTCCCCTCGCTCCCCCGCTGATCGAGGGCGTTTTGCGGCAGGGACACAAGATGCTCCTCGCGGGCCCCAGCAAGGCGGGCAAGAGCTTCGCCCTCATCGAGCTGTCCATCTGCATCGCCGAAGGGCTCCCGTGGCTGGGGTTCCAGTGCGCCCAGGGGCGGGTGATGTACGTCAACCTGGAGCTGGACAGGGCCTCCTGCCTCCACCGCTTCAGGGACGTGCGGCAGGCCATGGGGGCCCCCAGCAGGCACAGCGTGGACATCTGGAACCTGCGCGGGCGCTCTATCCCTATGGACAAGCTCGCGCCGAAGCTCATCCGCCGGGCCATGAAGAAAAACTATATCGCTATCGTCATTGACCCGATCTATAAGGTCATCACCGGCGACGAGAACAGCGCCGACCAGATGGCCCGGTTCTGCAATCAATTTGACAAAGTGTGTACCGAGCTGGGGTGCGCCGTGATCTACTGCCACCACCACTCCAAGGGCGCCCAGGGCGGCAAGCGCTCCATGGACCGGGCGTCAGGCTCCGGGGTCTTCGCCCGGGACCCGGACGCCCTGCTGGACCTCATCGAGCTCCCTGTGGAGGAGGACCTCCGCAAGCAGGAGGTGGGGAACGCCGTGGGCGCGGCCTGCGGGGCGTACCTGCAAAAGCTGGACAAATCGGGCGAGGTCGGGCAGGATGACCTCTGCACCGAAAAGGCCGCTCTCGCCGCCTGTGAGGCCGTCCTCACCCCCCGGGAGTACCAGGACCTTCTCCCAGCCGTGGAGGCCGCGAGAAAGGCCGCCCAGGCCCGTACAGCGTGGCGTATAGACGGCACACTCCGGGAGTTCCCGAAGTTCCCTCCGGTGAACCTGTGGTTCGATTTCCCGGTGCATCGGAATGACCTCAGCGGCGTGCTGGGGGATATCGACCCGGAGAAGGAGGCCCCGGCGTGGCAGCGGGCCATGCAGAAGCGCAAGCCAAAGGAGGTCAAGGCCAAGGAGCGGAAAGCGTCTATTGAGACCGCGTTTGAAGCGTGCAATTTTGGCGATGAGGTGACATTGAAGAGTTTGGCAGAGTACATGGGCGTCTCCGAGGACACGGTCCGGCGAAGGCTGAAGGAACACGGAGGATTCTACAACGACGGCGGCAAAATCGGGAAGAAGGCAGTCGCAAAAACATAAATCGCATTTTCCGGAAATTCGCAGAAACACATTTTTGCAACTGCGAAATTCGCAAAATTTCGTTTTTGCAAATCTGCAAGATATTAGCAAAAACACGTTTTTGCGTCTGCAAAAATCCGCTTGCAGAAATATATATACTACGTATATATATTTTGCGCCTTGCGGCGGCATCGGGGAGAGGCAGGCGGGCTAAAGCTCCCGCCCGCCGCCTCCCTCTCCCGACCAATGCCGAATAGGTTTTTGAAATTAGATAAACTTTAGCGAGGTAAAAAATGTGGAAAACAAAATCTTTTTGGACGGCGTCTGTCCGGTCTGTGGACGCCATTGTGGAAACGGAGGACACGGTATGACGCTCCGGTGCCCGTGCGGCTGGACCGGGGAGTTTTCCGGGAAGGACCAGGAAATCCTGATGGAGTTCATCCGCTGTTCCCAGGAGCGGGAGAGGAAGGCCGAAAATGCGGATTGAATGCTTCCTCCCTATGCTCCCCCCCACCGCCACCCACCAGGAGAAGCAGGTGCGGGTGGTCAATGGAAAACCCGTCTTCTACGACCCGCCGGCGGTCCGGGACGCCCGGGCGAAGCTCACCGCCCACCTGAGCGCCCACAGGCCGGAGAAGCCCATGCGTGGCGCGGTGCGGCTGGTAGTCAAGTGGTGCTTCCCCAGAGGACAGCACGCCGACGGAGCGTACCGGATCACCAAGCCCGATACGGACAACCTCCAGAAGCTCCTCAAGGACTGCATGACCCGGGTGGGGTTCTGGAGGGACGACGCCCAGGTGGCCTCTGAGGTCTGCGAGAAATTCTGGGCCGAGGTCCCAGGCATCTACATCCGCGCCGAGGAGGTGGGCCCGTGAACGAGCAGTGGGATTTTCCCTTCGAGCGGGAGGCCGCGCAGAACATCCTGCCGCCGGACCTCTCCCTCTCGGACCAGATGGCCTACAGCGCCCTTCGGAACATCTATCGGGCGTTCCGGGCCGGGGATATCGGTCGGGACCGGGCCGGGGAGGAGAAGCGGCGTCTGCGCCGTGCCTGGGAGCAGGCCAAGGAGGCCGAAGCCCTGGAGAAGAGACTCCTGGACTACCATGTGCGGCTCATCCGGGGCGCGGAGCTGGCCATCATCAGGTGCAGGAAGGATCCGACGGCGGAGAACGCCCTGTACCTGTGCAATGTGCTGGATGGGTTCGAGAGGCCGGAGGTGGGCACATGGTCATGACCAATGAGGAGATCGTCCGGGACTACCTCCAGGCCCGGAACAAGAGCAAACAGATCAGGATTTTGGCGGACCTGAACCAGACCACCAAGGCGGAAATCAGGCAGATTCTCGCGTCGGAGGGCGCAGAGGCCGTAGAGGCAAATAAACGGCCTTTAAAGCCCCTTAATCCTAAGATGAAGAATGACACGGTGGAGAAGCTGGAGGCCCCCAAAACAGAAATCTATGGCCAAATAGAGGCTATCCTCGCAGAACTGCCGGAGGATATGGGCGTCAAAGCCCGCTAGGCCGCCGGGAAGATGCTGGCGGAGATGTTCGCGGAGTACCTGAAGATGCGGCTGAGGCTGGAAGACGAAGGAGGGACGGCATGAAAAAGAACGGATATCTCCAGCGCATGGAGCGCAAAAACGAGGGCAAATATCGGCAGGCGTTCCTGGGGAAGATGGACACGCTCCAGCAGAAGTGCGTGGACGCGGCATTCCTGGCGGCGGCGGACGTGTTTGAGATAGGTCCCGGGCGCTGTGAGAAGTTCGGCACGGCTATGATGGACTATCTGCACGAGATGGCCCGCCTCATGGTCGAGGACGCCCGGGACGACCCGGGCATGGTCTACACCAAGGAGGCGGTGGACCGCAGGCTCAGGAAAATCTGCGGGGAGAAGTTTGAGCCCTGGGAGGTGAGATACAAGTGATAACGGATCTACAAATGACATATGCCGCTTTTGATTTGTGGCTGAGCGCCGAAGGAGAGGATAACCGTGCAGAGCTGGAACGGGTCAAGCGGATTCTTCCGATGATTTTGGAGGAATGCTGTACCGTAAAGCAGATGGAGTACATCACCCTCTATTTCATCGAAAAGATGACGATGAAAGAAATCGCTTCTCTCTGTGGCGTCACCAAGTCTTCGGTATGCAGGGGTATCAACCGCGGACTTGACAGAGCATATCCGTATCTCAAATTCTGCTCTCCGCTGTTTATCAAAGCTCCGCAGAAAAAAGAACGTCTGAGAACGGGGAGGAGGTTGAGGAAATGACCAGAGAGGAAGCGGCAGAAATCCTGGACGGGCGCAATATCGTGGGCCGCGCCGCATACCTGGAGGCGCTGGAGGTAGCGGCGAATGCTCTGTGCGAAAGCGCCGCCCTCCGCGCTGACGCTCCGCCTCCCAACGGCCCGCTGACCATGGAGGAGCTGCGGGAGATGGCAGAAACACATGAGCCTGTTTGGTGTACCCATAAAAATGGATATGTGTTCATTGCAACGACAAAAACCGAACCCTATAACCAGGTCTGGTTTTTTAACCACAAAGGATTTTGGGATACGGTCCTATATTATCACACAAAATTCTACCGCCGCAGGCCGGAGGAGGGGACGGTATGACAGAGCATGTAGAAAGCCATTCCGAGCGTGAAATTGTAAACAGCTGTGTCTCTCTGATGCAGGAACTGGTTGGATATTTTGAGGACTATTTGGACTTCATGGGAATTATCCCTCAGAATGAAGAAGAGCGTTTTCAGGTGGAGCTTTCCTACTTCCACATTGTCAACAGGCTCCTGCTTTGGGAAACCAGCCATAGCGGAGGGACGTCCACAAGGGAGAAATGTGATGAGCTGGGATTTGACTCCAGCGATTGCGTTACATTTGAGGATGAGCGATACAAGCAGGAGGAAGAGACATGACAATCGATTGGCTGTACATTGGTTATGTTCTTGGCGTTGTGACGGCGGCTTGGATTTGTCCTGCGGCAGATAGCGCATTTAAGGCATGGAGGCGCAGAGGGAAATGAAGCCGATACTGCTCAAAACCGAAATGGTCCGCGCCATTCTGGATGGCCGCAAGACGGTGGCGCGGCAGGTGGTGAAGCCGCAGCCAGGAAATCGTCTTGTTCCAATGCCTGTTGAGTCATGTTGGCCCGGATATTTTGGGGAGTGTGGCACATCCCGCGTTATAGGTCCACCCTACCGCCCCGGCAACATCCTGTATGTGCGGGAGACGTGGCAGCAGGGGCTTGGCGGAACCTATCTCTACAAGGCCAGCGCTGGGCTTGACCTGTTTATGAACAAAGAAGGAAATCTTGTGTCCAACATTCCGTGGTGCCCCTCCATCCATATGCCCCGGGAGGCGGCGCGGATTTTCCTGCGGGTGACGGATGTGCGGGTGGAGCGGTTGCAGGGGATTGATGATGATGGAGTTGTTGCCGAGGGGCTGGAGATTGGCGCTCCCTTCGATGAGCTCTGGGATAGCACCATCAAGCCCGCAGACCGTGCCCTCTACGGCTGGGAGGCGAATCCCTGGGTGTGGGTTATAGAGTTCGAGCGGATCAGCAGGGAGGAGGCGCGGCGCGATGCCTGATCTCTACGCCAAAGCCCTCCCCGCCAGACCGAAGAAGAAGCGCCTCCCCCGCAAGTGCTCCACCTGCGCAGACCGGGAATGCAAGCAGAGAGGGCGGGTGTGCGACTGGAAGCACTGCGGGAAGTGGAAGGTGGAACCAAATGAAACCCGATAACCCATTCCGAAAAGGCACTCTGATCTGGTCAGTGATGGAAGGGGACTGGTCCGACCTGACGCCGAAGCAGATCGGCGAGGTCCTGGGCACCAGCGGGCGGTCCGTAACCGCGCAGATCACCAAGATCAGGCATCGGACCGGATACGACGTCCCGTACAGGAGGAACAGCCGGGGCAGGAGGCAAAAAAGCGACTGATTCAGAAAAGCGGTCGCACTTTGCTCTACCCGCCGCCGCCCCGCCGTGCTATACTGGAACCATTTCAAACAGGATGGCGGTGAGATCATGGCCCGGCCCAGAAAATTCAAGACCCCGAAAGCCCTCTCCGACGCCTGGGAGGACTACAAAGCCTGGTGCGACAGCCGGACGGTGCTGACCCACGATTTCAGCGCCAAAAATTCGGAGTTTGTCAGCGCGGAGCTCAAGCGCAGCGTGACCTACACCATTGAGGGCTTCTGCGTGTGGGCGGGCATCTCCCGCACCGCTTTTTACGAGTATTATGCGTCTGACAGGCGCTATGTTGACATCGTCACGCGCATGAGGGAGGCCTGCGAGGTGGACGCCCGGCACAAGTTCGAGCTGGGGGTCATCGACCCGAAGCTGGCCTCCCTCTGGATGGGGCGGCACGGCTACGGCGTAAAGACCGAGGCCGTCTCCCCGGACCAGCGGGAGGACGACCCCATCACCCGGAGCCTGAAGGAGGCGGCCCATGTTCTCACCGAAACAGATCGCGGTCCTTAAGTGGCCCTACACCGGAAAGCGGGCCCTCATCTGCGACGGCGCGGTGCGCGCGGGCAAGACCAGCGTCATGAGCGTGAGCTTCCTCCTCTGGGCCATGGGGGCCTTTGACCGGCAGAGCTTCGCTCTCTGCGGCAAGACGGTGGGCAGCGCGGAGCGGAACATCATCCAGCCGCTTCTCGCCGTGGGCTACCTGCAAGAGCATTTTGCCCTGAGCTACTCCCGGTCGGAGCACGTGCTCACCGTCAACCGGGGCCAAAAGACGAACCGCTTCTACGTCTTTGGCGGCCGGGACGAGGGCTCCTACATGCTCATCCAGGGCATCACCTTGGCGGGGGTGCTCCTGGACGAGGTGGCCCTCATGCCCCGGTCCTTTGTGGAGCAGGCCCTGGCCCGGTGCAGCGTGTCTGGGGCAAAGCTCTGGTTCAACTGCAACCCGGACGTTCCGGAGCACTGGTTCCGGAAGGAGTGGCTCCTGAAGCTTCAGGAGAAGGACGCCACCCACCTCCACTTCCGCATGGAGGACAACCCCGGCCTCTCCCCGGAGACCCTGGAGATGTACCGGAACCTCTACACCGGGGTTTTCAAGCGCCGCTACATCGACGGCGAGTGGACCGCCGGGGACGGCCTTATCTACGATATGTTCGACCCGGAGGACAACACCTACGGCGATACGGACCGCCCCAAGGGCCTGGAGTACGTCTCCAGCCGGACCATCGCCTGTGATTACGGCACCGCCAACCCCTGCGTGTTTCTGGATATCTACGACGACGGGGAGACGGTCTGGGTGGACAATGAGTACCGCTGGGACAGCCGGAAGGAGCTCCGGCAGAAGACGGACGGGGAGTACGCGGACGCCTTTGAGGACTTCATGGGGCCGGACCCCCAGCACTTCTGCCCGGCGGTGGTGGACCCGTCGGCGGCGAGCTTCATCGCGGAGCTCCAGCGCCGGGGGGTCTACACCCTCCAGGGGGACAACGACGTCCCGGACGGCATCCGGCGGGTGAGCTCCCTGCTGGGACGGCGGGTCATTCGCATCCACCGGGAGCGGTGCGGGGGGCTCCTGGGGGAGCTGGGCAGCTACGTCTGGGACAGCAAGGCGGCGGCGCTGGGGGTGGAGCGCCCGGTGAAGGCTCTGGACCACGGCCCCGACGCCCTGCGGTACTACGTCAATACCTGCGTGCCCAAATGGCGCTATGGGGAGGAGTGATCGCTTGTCCAGACGCCGGAAATCGAAACCGAATATCCCGCCCTCCGGGCTCACCGCCGTCCACGACGCGTTCTCGAACCCCCTCTTCCGCCTGGGGTACGGCTCCCAGTCCCCCCTGGAGGCCACGGAGTACCCAGCCATCCGGCTGACGGGGAACTACGCGCTGATGAACAGCCTCTACCGGGACAACTGGGTGGTGCAGAACGTGGTCGGCATCATCCCGGACGACATGACCAAGAAGTGGTTCATGGCAGCGGGGGCCCTCTCGCCGGAGCAGCGTGCCGCCCTGGACGCCGTCCAACGGCGCACGGGCCTGCGGGAGAGCGTCAACGAGGGCCTGCGCTGGGGCCGTCTCTACGGCGGCGCGGCAGGCATCCTCTGGATCAGGGGGCAGGAGGCCCTGCTGGAGCGCCCCCTGGACCTGGAGAGCATCCTGCCCGGCGCCTTCGAGGGCCTCTACATCCTGGACCGCTGGTGCGGCATCGCGCCGGAGGCGGGGGAGGTGTTCCTCCAGGGCAGGCCGGAGCCGGAATATTACACCGTCCGCTTCCCCGACGGACGCACCGCCGCCCGGGTCCACCACAGCAGGGTGGTCCGCTTCACGGGCCGGGAGCTGCCGTACCTGGAGCGGATGGCGGAGCAGGGCTGGGGGGCCTCGGAGGTGGAGAGCCTGTACCGGGAGGTGGTCCAGTACGACAACACCACCGCCAACATGGCGGCGCTGACCTTCCGGGCCAACATCGACACCATGGAGGTCCAGAACCTGGACCAGCTGTTCTCCCTGGCCTCCGGGGAGGCCCAGCGGCGCTTCTGGAACGTGATGCAGGCCCAGAGCGTGCTACGCTCCAACTTCGGCTACCAGCTGGTGAACAAAGGGGACCAGGTGAAAAACACCCAGTACACCTTCACCGGCCTCTCCGACGTCCACGAGAGTATGTGCCTGAGCCTCTCGGGGGCGAGCCGCATCCCCATGACGAAGCTCTTCGGCCGGGCCCCGGCGGGGATGAACGCCACCGGGGAGAGCGACCTGCAAAACTACTACGACTACGTGGACACCCTCCGGGAGAGCGTCCTCGCCCCTATCCTGCGGCGGCTTTTGCCGGTGCTGTGTATGTCGGCCCTGGGGACGGTGCCGGAGGACATCGACCTGACCTTCCCGCCCCTCTGGACCCCCACGGCCCGGGAGGTGGCGGAGATCGCAAGGGACAAGGCGGAGACAGTGGCCGCGGTCTTTCAGGCGGGGCTTCTCCAGGCGGACACGGCGGCCCGGGAGCTCAAGAAGCTCTCCGGGGAGACGGGGCTCTTCGACAGCATCACCGATCAGGAGATCGCCGCCCTGCGGGGGAAGAGCTACCAGGATGTCACCGCTTTGCGGGACCCCCTCGCGGGGCTGAGCTGGGAGGAGGAGCCGGATGCCGAAGCTGACGCGCGGCCCGGCTGAGCGGGAGCTCCAGCGGCTGATTGAGCTCTTTTTGCAGGCGGAGACGGATATCATCAACGAGATCGGCCGCCTGCGCTCCCTGGGCCTGGTGGACTACCACGCGGAGGCCGCGCTGGAGCGGGTCCAGGCCATCCTGCGGAAGCTGGAGACGGACTGCTGGACCTATGTGCCCCGGATGATCGAAACCCAGTTCTACGTCCGCCATCCAGAGGCCCGCAGGCCCCTGGAGGAGCCGGAGACGCCGGAGAAGCACCTGCGGGCCTATCAGAACGCCCGCTCCCTCACTGGGGAGCAGACGGACATCGCCGCCCGCCTGACCATGAACCTCATGGGGCAGATCACGGAGGCGGACGCCGTCGCCGCGGCCACCCTCGCGGACGCCCTCCTGGGCCGGGCGGAGCCGGACGTCTTCCGCCGCACCGGCCTGGAGCAGACCGCCCGCATGGCGGCGGCGGGCCGGGGGGCGTACCGGGCTCTGCCGGGGTTCGTGGAGGCCCTGCGCCGGGAGGGCGTGACGGCCTTCGTGGACAGGGCGGGGCGGCGCTGGAGCCTCCACACCTACGGAAGCATGGTCCTGCGGACCACCAGCCGTCAGGCGGAGATCATGGCCGTGCTGACAGCGGACCCGGACCACGACCTCTACCAGATCAGCGCCCACGGCACCACCTGCCGCCTGTGCGCGGGTCTGGAGGGCCGGGTGTACTCCAAAAGCGGCACGGACCCGGATTTCCCGCCCCTCGCGGCGGCCTTCGGGAAGATGGACCCGGCTGGGCCGGACACCCTCGCCAACTCCTGGCTGAACATCCACCCCAACTGCCTCCACCAGCTCCGCCGCTGGACGCCCATGGGCCGTAGCGCGGAGGAGGTGCAGAAGATCAAGGACTTCTCCAGCTTTGAGAAAAATCCTCCGGACCGGGACCCCAGGACCGAGAAGCAGATCCGGGCGTACCGGGAGAAGGAGGCGAACCGCGCCCGCTATCTCCGGGACTACCGGCAGTGGGAGCAGTACCGGGAGGCCCTGGGGAAGGCCGCGCCGGGGACCTTCGAGACCTTCCGGCGGCACAAGTACGCCGTTACGGACCCGGAGACCGGGAAGCGGGGCGGGGATGAGAAGTTCAGAGGGTGGGCGGCGGCGTACCGGAAGAGGAACGGCCTTGCAAATCTCGCCGAACGTGATATACTGAAAGATACAAGGTACAAGGCAATTCCGGTCACAGATGAAGCCATCCAGCGCGTCCCGCGAATCAGGCCGCAGGGCTGGAGCGCCAAGCAGGCGGAACAGCTACAGGAGGCCCACCGGGAGCTGCTTCGGGCTGTGAAAGATAAACCGGTGGGGACGGAGGCCGGGGCGGTTTATACGCCGGATATGCAGCTAATCGAGCGGCGTGTTGGAAAAGATGCAGACCAGACGGTTTCACTGCCGCATTGCACACTGCCGCATATTTCGATTCACAGTCATCCAAGCGGAGAGGTTTTCAGCGCTAAAGATTTGGAAACCTTCTTCTATAACGAAAACATGAATGGTATGACCGTAGTTGGGAATTCCGGGAAGGTATACGCCATCCTGAAATCTGCGGAATACGACGGATTTCGGTTTGGCGCGGCATTTTTTGATATGTCGATTCAATTAAAGGCCGCTGTGAAAGATCAAGAACCGGATAGATATATCAATATCATAAAAAATTTTCTGAAAGGAGCGTCCCAATATGGAGCATACTTTGTCGAAAGCTGAACGTAAAGAGCTTGAGGACGCGCTGGCGGCCGCCATACCGTACACAGAAGATGAGATGTGTGTACTGGATGGGGAAGAAGATTTGGATAGGATAAGAGCCACACTGGCAAAGAAGCTTCTTGAAATGGCGGGGGAGAACAAGGAGGAGCCATGACGCAGCAAATGATCCGCTGCATAGAGGCGGCCCTCGCGGCGGGGCACCGGGTGCAGCTCAAGCAGCTCAAGGACGGTACCATCAAGGTACAGATCGTGTTCCAGAAGGAACTGAAAATTTCATAACGCGCCCACGGTATAATGGGATACCGGGAAGGACCGATCGGGGTCAGCTTGCGGGGAAACCTGCGGGCTGACCCCCTTTTATTTTGCGAGGTGATGGAATGCTTGCCTACTACGGCACGAAAATCTCCCCCCACATGACGGACACGCCGGAGGGATATCTGATCTGCCACGACGTGGCCATCGCCCGGACGGGGGATATGGCCTACCGCGCAGCGGAGCTGGGGTTGGAGGGGGACCCGGACCGTGCGGTCACTGTGCGGCGGTACGCGGAGGACGTCTTCGACCCGGCGGCGGTGGCGAGCTTTGAGGGCAAGGATGTCACAGCGGGCCATCCGGCGGAGAGCGTGGGCCCGGCCAACCACGGGGCCTACTCCAAGGGCCATGTACAGAATGTACGCCGGGAGGGGGAGTATCTCACGGCGGACCTGCTGATCAAGGACGCCGCGCTCATCAGCGACATCAAAAACGGCGTGGTGCGGGAAGTCAGCTGCGGATATCTGTGCAGCTACACGCCGGAGGGGGACCACTACCGGCAGGAGCACATCCGGGGCAATCACGTGGCCGTCGTGCCCAGAGGGCGGGCAGGCCGCGAGGTGGCGATACAAGATTCGGCGCAGGACGCCGGGAAAGGAACGAATACCATGAGCAAATTTGCGAAGGCCATCCTCACCGCCTTTGGCCTGGCGGCGAAGGAGGCCCAGGACGAGGCGGAGGTCCACTCCCTGGTGGACACCGCCATGACCGCGCTGGACGCCGAACCCGCCGGGGAGACCGCCCCTGCGCCGGAGGCCGCACCCGCGGTCGAGACCCCCGCGGCGGATGCCGCTCCCAGCGCCCTAGAGGGCAAGCTGGACGAGGTGATCCGCCTGCTGAAGGCCCGGGACAGCGAGAACCCCACCGGCGTGGAGGCGCTGGACAGACTGATCGAGGGCCTGAAGGAGAAGGAGGAGGAGAAGGAGCCGGAAGTCGTCCCCGCAGGCGGGGCAGAGGACGCGCCCCTCACCGGCGGGGCCCGGGACGCGGCCATGGCCATCCTCAAGCACGTGCGGCCGGCGGTGGCCTCCATCGAGGACGCAGCCACCCGCTCCAAGGTGGCGGACGCCCTGCTGGAGGCGGTCCGGAGCCCCGGCGCCCTGGAGGCCATTGCCCAGGCGTCCCGGGAGAGCGCCCGGAGCGCCGCCGACGCCGCCGGGCAGACCAGCTTTGACAAGCTCTGCGCGGAGCAGAAGGCGGCCTACGACGCCCGCAACCCCCACAAAAAGAAGGAGGACAACTGATATGGGACTGAAGCCTCAGAACATCGGGGCCGCAATGCCCCACGGATATGCCGGGAGCTACGCCCGGCAGCCGGACATGATCGTGACCACCCGCCCCGCCGGGGCGGAGCTGGTCTTCGGCGCGGCGGCGAAGTATAACGCCGCCGGGGCCGTGGTGCCCATGGGCGCGGGCGACGCCGCTTCGGCCTTCGTTGGCGTTGCCGCCCGGGAGGTAAAGAGCGCCCTCAGCTATCTGGACCAGAACGTGGGCCGGTACGCGGAGAAGGAGGCCGTCCCCGTCTTTCAGCGGGGGTCCATCAACGTCATCTGTCAGAAGGGCACGCCCAAGCTGGGCGGTGCGGTGTATATCCGCATCGCGGCGAACGAAAGCTACCCCACCGCCGCCGTGGGCGGCTTCGAGGCGGAGGCGGACGACAAGAATACCGTACAGCTGACGAACTGCCAATGGGCGGGCCCGGCGGACGCCGGGAAGGTGGCGGAACTGCGCATCCTCACCATGACGAACGCGTAAGGAGGACGAGACGATGAACTATCAGAACATGGGGACCTTTGACGGCGGCGTCGTGGGCGGTGTGCGCGCCGGCGGCGCGGCCCGGGGCGGCGTGCTGACTTTGGACGAGGCCGCTATCGCAAGCGGCGGAGCGTTCCTCCGCTCGGAGCTGGAGAAGCGGGATCCCCTCATCCGCACCCCGCTCACCAGCTTCACCTACCCCAGAGACATCAGCGTCAGCGTGGGCGGCGGCTGGGTGGACGCCATCTCCGCACAGGCCGTGGGCTACGGCGTCACCGGAGGGAGCGGGGAGAGCCCGGTGGGCTCCGGCGGGGCCAACGGCATTCCCGTGGTCAACGCCAACGTGACCAACGGCCTCTACAAGGCCCACGTCTTTCAGCTCGCCCTGAAGGTACTGTTCGTGGATATGCAGAAGGCCAACTACACCGGCCGCTCCCTGGACAGCCTCCTCACCGACGGCGTCCGCATGACCTACGACAAGCACATGGACCAGAACGTCTATCTGGGCCTGCCCGCCTACGGTACTACGGGGCTCCTCAACTGCCCCGACGCCGTGGAGACGACTGTGGCCGGAAACGGCGCGGCTACGGTTTCCACCAAGTGGAAGGACAAGACGCCGGACCAGATCCTCGCGGATGTGAACGCGGCCCTCATCGCCAACTGGGCGGCGGCGGAGTACGACGATAGCGCCCTGCCCAACCACATTCTCCTGCCCTACGAGCAGTACACCCACATCCTGACCACCAAGGTGACGGACCTCGCCACGGACACCATTCTGGACTATCTCCTGCGCAACAACGCGGCGGTGAAGAACGGCGGCTCCCTCTACATCGGGGCCACCCGCTGGTGCAAGGGCGCGGGGACCGGCGGCACGGACCGCATGGCGGTCTATTGCAACCGGGAGCGGTTCGTGAGCGTGGAGGAGCTGGTGCCCCTCAGCCGGGTGATGAGCACCCCCAACGCGGCGGAGGCGTGCTACGACACCGCCTACATGGCCAACCTCTCGGAGGTGGAGGTCTTCTATCCCCAGACCATCGCCTACTACGACGGCATTTAAGGAGGATGCGGATATGATCGTGGTATCCAAGAGAAATATCATCCTCCCCGGCCCCAACGGGGAGGCGTTCCATATGCCCCGGGATTACATGGGGCCCGTCCCGGAATGGGCGGAGAAGTCCGCCTACTTCCAGGCTCTGGTATCGGACGGCAAAGTCATCGTCTCCGCCGGGAAAGCCTCCGGTGGGAAGGGGAAGGGTGCAAAAAAGTCCTCTGCTCCCCAGGAGGATCCCCCGAAAGAGGACCAGCCCCAGCCTGATCCGCCCGCCGGTGGTCCCGGCGACGCAGAATGAAGCCCCAGTTCCAGGGCGTCCGGGCCGCGGCGGCGAACCTCAGCGAGGGCCGGGGGAATTACACTGCGGAGATGTTCCGGGAGGATTTTCCACAATTTTTCAATCCCCCTGTGGAAGATGAGCCTGTTGTATGCCACGTCCCGCCGGTGATGCTGGAGGAGTTCCTCCGCATCGCCAACGCCTCCGTCACCCCGGACCGTTTCCTGGACGGCTGGAGGTACTGCTGCGGGCTGTATGTGGCCCATCAGGCGGCGCTGTACCTGCGCACCTACGCGGAGAGCTCCGCCACCCCCGCACAGGCCGCCGCCACGGGCGCTCTGGTGGGGGTGGTGAAGAGCGCCGCCCTGGGGGACAGCTCCGTCACCTACGACACCGACGCCCTCACGAAAGCAACGGCGGACTGGGGGGACCTCAACGCCACCCAGTACGGGCAGATATTGGCCACCCGGGCCCGGCTCGCGGGGATGGGAGGGACGTACATCCTATGAATTTTCAGGACTGGTACACCGACCGCATGGAGGTACGGCGGGTGTGCTCCGTGCAGGAGGGCGCTCTGACGGTCCAGCAGCGGGAGGTGGTGGCAAAGGAGATCCCCTGCCGCATCTACCGCGCAGGGGTCCACCCGCCCCGGATGCAGTCCACCGCCGCCTACACGGAAGGGGAGGACAAGGTCTGCTGCGCCAATGAGGTGGACATCCGGGCCGGGGACGAGCTGCTGATCCGCCGTGGGGCGGCTCTGGGGCAGACCCGGCAGACGGTCCGGGCCTTCGCCGGGGAGCCGGTGTACTACTACGAACCATTTGGGGCGGTGCTCCCGGGCCTCGCCCACCAGGAGGCCGCTCTGCTGGAGCAGGAATACCTGGATGCGGAGAAGGAGGCAGAGGAAGATGGCGCTGGGGGATGCGATTCAGAAGCGGATGGAGGAGCTGTCCAAGCGGCAGGCGGCGTTTGACGCCCGCTTAGCCGCTGTCGCGGAGGGCGCGACCCTCCGGGCAGTGGAGGAGGCGCAGGACAACACGCCGCCTAACACCTTTGAGGAGGATGAGCTCCGGGGCGTCCATATGATAACCGGCGCGATGGCCAGTCACTGGGGAACGGACAGTCAGACCGCCCCCACTCGTGTCGGGAGCAGTTACGTGACCGCTCTTGCCAACAACCAGGAGTACGCAAGCTACGTCAACGACGGCCACCGGCAGGACAAGCACTTTGTCCCCGGGCTGTATGTGGACGAGGACGGCCTCCTCTCCCGGGACCCGGGCCGTCCCGGCGGCATGATGGTTGGCACCAGGACCTCCTACGTCCCCGGCCTGTATATGAAGGAAAAGGCCGGGGAGCGGTACCGCGAGACGGTGGAGGCAGAGCTCCCCGGTTTGGCAAAGGAGATGCTGGAATGATTTTTACCTTCCCCGCCCTGTCCCGGTCCTTGGCGGACTGCCTCGCGCCGGACCTGCCCGGGGTGCGGTTTTTTGCCGGCCCCACCCAGCAGGGCGCAAAACCGCCGATGCTGTTCCTCCGGCAGACCCACGCCTCCATCTCCCCGCAGACCGGGGACCGCTTCCTGCGGAAGTTGGGGCTGGATCTGGTATATCTGGAGCAGTTCAACCGCCTGGGAGCCGACAGCCGTCTGCAAGAGGCGGCTGACGTGCTGGACCTGCGACTGGAGGTATTCCCCTACCGGAGCGCCCCCGGAGAGGAGCCGGTCCTTCTGCGGACCTATGACCGGAGCTGGGAGATCGCGGACAGTGCGCTCCACTACAAATTCCAACTGCGCCTGCGCCTGACGGCGGCGGAGGACGCGGCGCTCATGCGCTCCATCCAGGAGCTGAACATGGAGGTCGACCCATGAAAGAGACGGAAAAGACGTACCCCACCGAGGCCCTGCTCCAGAGCAAGGCCCTCGCGGGCTACCAGAAAGACTTCGCCCGGGCGCTGCTGCCCAAGAGCGCCTACTCCCTCCGGGAGGCGAAGCAGATTTTAGACAAATTCTTCAACAAGCGGGGTGACGCATAATGGCGGGCGGCAACTGGACGGCCCAGAACAAGGTCCGTCCCGGCATCTACATCAACTTCACCAGCCGGGGCAGCGTCGGCCTCACCCCCGGTTCACGGGGGACCTTAGCGGCGTGCAGGGCCCTCTCCTGGGGGCCGGTGGGACAGCTCATGACCATCGGCGCGGGGGAGAAGCTCACGCCCTACACCGGCTATGACATCACCGCGCCCCAGTGCCGCTTCCTCCGGGAGGCGTTCAAGGGCACGGATGTCACCGGCGGACCTACCAAGGTTCTCCTCTACCGTCCGGAGGCGGCGGGGGCCGCGGCGGCGTCCGCGTCCCTGGGGGAGGGCGGCGTCACGGTGACAGCCCTGTACCCCGGCGTTCGGGGAAACGACATCTCCCTCACCGTCACCGAGGACGTGGACCAGCCGGGCACCTTCACTGTGGCCACCTACGTCGACGGCGTCCAGGTGGACGCTCAGACAGTCAAGACGGCGGCGGAGCTGGTCCCCAACGCCTGGGCGGCGTTCTCCGGCGCCGGGACCCTCGCCGCTGTGGCGGGCGTCACCCTCACCGGCGGCGCGGACGGGACGGTGGGCGACACGGCCTACGCCTCCTTCCTGGAGGCCCTGGAGCCCTACAGCTTCGACGTGCTGGTCTATGACGGCGGCTCCGCCCCCGTGCGGGACGCCATGATCTCCTTCGTCAAGCGCATCTCCTCCCAGGCCGGGCGCTATACCCAGCTCGCCCTCACCGGGGCCAAGAACGCAGACAGCCCCTTTGTCATCAACTGCGCCAGCGGCGTGGTGCTGGACGGCGGCGACACCCTCACGCCCCAGGAGGCGCTCTGGTGGCTCGCCGGAGCCCAGGCCGGGGCTCAGTACTACCAGACCCTCACCTACGCCCGCTATCCCGGCGCGGTGGACGTCTCCCCCCGCCTCACCGGCACTCAGATCGAGGAGGCCATCCTCGCCGGGGACCTGGTGCTCTCGGAGGAGTTCGGGCGGGTCCGCATCGAGACGGACATCAACACCCTCACCACGGTCACGGAGACCTTCGGCCCGGCCTTCCGCAAAAACCGGACCATGCGGGCCTGCAACACCTTGGCCAACGACATCTACCGGGAGTTCTCTCAGAACTTCCTGGGCAAGGTCACCAACAACGCCGCCGGCCGGGCGCTCTTCCAGGCGGCCATTTTGCGCTACCTGCTGGAGATGTACGCCCGGGGAGCCCTCCGGGAGCGTCCCGTGGGGGAGGACGTGGAGGTCCTCATGGGGGATGCCACCGACAGCCTGGTTATCAACTTGGGCCTCTATTTGGCGGATGCCGTTGAAAAGATCTACATGACCATCACCGTGATGTAAGGGAGGAGAGACGACATGAGTTTTCTGCTGGAACGAGACACCCTCCACGGCGCGGCGGGGAAAGCCTTTCTCACCATCAATGGTCAGGTGAAGGAGCTCTTCGGCGCGAAGAAGGTCCAGACCCAGGCGGAGATCCAGGGCACGGACATGAAGGTCATCGGCACCAAGCGCATCCAGAACAAGCCCGGCGGCGTCAAGCAGACCGGCACCGGCACCTGCTACTACGGCACCCCCATCTTTGCCGATATCCTCGCCCGGTACGTCCGGGAGGGCGTGATGCCCTATTTCACCCTACAGACCACCAACGACGACAAGGCCACCAGCGTGGGCGTGCAGACCATCGCCTACTACAACTGCAAGCTCTCGGGGACGGTGCCGCTGTCCGTCCTGGACGCGGAGGCCGATATGCTGACCTTCGACTTCTCCTTCACCTACGAGGACTTCGAGATCCTCAGCCGCTTCAACGACCAGCCCGCACAGTTGGGCACCTGATAGGAGGATACCATGGACAACCTGAACGCGTTTTTGAACCCTGTACAGAGCGCCGGACCCCTGGAGGTGATAATCTCCAGGCGCTTTCTCGGCGAGGACGGCAAGCCCGTCCCCTTCAAGATCCGCCCCGTGACCCAGGAGGAGAACGACAGCCTCACCAGGAGCTCCACCCGCCGGATCAAGATGAACGGGCAGAACGTGGAGAAGCTGGACACCGCCCTCTATGGCCGCCGCCTGGTGGTGGCGGCCACGGTGGAGCCGGACTTCACCAGCGAGGCCCTTTGCAGGGCCTACGGCACCATGGACCCCCTGGAGGTGCCGGGGAAGATGCTCCTCGCCGGGGAGTACGCCTGCCTGCAAAGGGAGATCTCGGCCCTCTCCGGTTTTGACCTGGACGGCCTGGAGGACGAAGCAAAAAACTGATCGGCGGGGGCGACCCGGACACCCTTTTGGCCTACTATATGTTCGTCAACCACGGGTGGCGCCCCCGGCAGGTGGCGGACCTGCCCTACCGGGAACGGGTCCTTCTGACCCAGTTCGCGCTGAAGGAGATCCGCGCCCGCGAGGCGGCAAAGAGGAGGTGAGCGTCTGTGGCAGTTATTCGGGAGACCTTCGTACTGGAGGACCGGTTTTCCGCCGTGTTCTCCTCCTATCTGAACCTGGGGCGGCAGATCGCCGCCAATATGCGGGCGGCGTCCGATACCCAGGACAGCTTCACCGCCGCCGTGGCGGAGAGCGGCGCGGCCCTGGAGGAGCTCTCCGGAGCCGGAAGCCGCACCGCCCAGGCCATGGAGCGCAGCAGCTCTGCCGCGGAGAAGATGGCCGGTTCCTCCGGCGGCGCGGCGTCGAAGCAGGAGCGGCTCAACCGGGCCATGCGCTCCGGCGCGGGGGCGGCGGACGGCCTGACAAGGAAGCTCCTGGGCCTCGCGGCGGCATATCTGAGCGTCCAGAGCGCCCAGAAGCTCCTCAGCCTCACCGACACCTGGACCCAGACCACGGCCCGGCTGGACCGGATGAACGACGGCGCGCAGACCACGCCGGAGGTCCAGGACATGATCTTCCACGCCGCCCAGCGCTCCCGGGGCGACTACCAGGACACCGCCGACATGGCGGCAAAGCTGGGCACCCTCGCCCCGGAGGCCTTCGGCTCCACGGCGGAGGTGGTGGCCTTCACCGAGCAGATCAACAAGCAGTTCGCCCTTGCGGGCACCAGCGCCCAGGGGGCTCAGGCCGCCATGCTCCAGCTTACCCAGGCTATGGCCTCCGGCGTCCTGCGGGGGGAGGAGCTCAACTCCGTCCTGGAGCAGGCCCCCACCATCACCCAGGCCATCGCCAAATACATGGGCGTGACCATCGGGGAGCTCCGGGAGCTGGCCAGCGAGGGGCAGGTCACGGCCCATGTGGTCAAAGCCGCCCTCTTCGCCGCAGCGGAGGAGACCAACGCCGCCTTTGAGGCGGTGCCGCTGACCTTCTCCCAGGCGTGGACTTTGGCGAAAAACGAGATGCTGAACGCCTTCCGGCCGGCCCTGGAGGAGCTCAGCGGCCTCCTCAACAGCGACATCGGGCACGATTTTCTAAACGGGCTCATCTACGCCGCGCAGATGGCGGGGAGCGCCCTCACATGGCTCATCGGCCTGGTCCGTTCCGGCGCGGAGGCGGTGCGGGAGAACTGGGAGCTGGTCTCCACAATCCTACAGTTCGCCGGGGGCGCTGTCTTGGCCCTCACGGCCATCGCTGTGGCGTCCTCTATGGCGCGGGCGGGGGCCTGGGCCCTGGAGCACTGGCGGATGCTCGCCTTTGTGGCCGCCATTGGCGCGGTCATCACCGCCATGTACGCCATGGGCATGACCAGCGAGGAGGTCTTCGCACACATCGGCGCGGGGGCGGGGTGGCTCTTCGCCCTGGGGAGCAACCTGATTGCGGACGGCTGGAACCTGATCGCGACATTTGCGGAATTCTTTGCCAACGTATTCGACAATCCCGTGGCGGCTGTAGCAAATCTGTTTTTGGGCCTGTTCAACTTCATCATGGACGTGGTCGGCACCGCCGCCGGGGCCATTGACGCCCTGCTGGGGTCCGACATCTCGGGCGCTGTGCGGGGATTTCAGAGCGGGGTCAACGACTTTGTAACCGGGATCTTTGGAGAGAACAAGGTCAAAGTCGAACGCATGGAGAAAATCAGCTACGAGGACACCATGGACCGCTGGTCCAACGCGGGAGCGGGGCTGGGGAAGGCTCTGGACAACTTCAACGCCCAGGACCTCCTCTCCAACATGGGTGGCACTCCCTTCGACTACGACGCCCTCCTCTCCAACGCCGGGATCACCGGAGCTCTGGAGGACATCGGCGCGGACACCAAGGCCATCCGCAGCAGCGTCTCCCTCTCGGAGGAGGACATGAAGCTCCTGGTGGACCTGGCGGAGCGGGAGTACGTCACCAACGTCAACCTCACCGCCCAGACGCCCGTTATCAACGTCAGCGGACAGAACAGCGGCGACACCGATATGGACCGCCGGGCCCTGGCCGACGCCATCCGGGACATCCTCATCGAGCAGTCCGCCTCCCACACGGACCTCGCCTACACATAAGGGGGGCGCGCTATGGAGAACCGATATGGCCTCTATCTCTCCCGGGAGGGCACCACCGTGCGCCTCCCCGTGAATCCGGAGAGCTACACCATCACCCGGGACAACGACAACGGCAACTACAACGTCCTGGGCGTGGGTCCCATCATGATCCCCCGGACGCCCAAATTGCAGGCCGTCTCCTGGTCCGGCCTCCTGCCGGGCCGGGCGGACCTGGGGGCTGTGGTGACCGGCGGGGGCTTCCGGCCGCCCCAGTTCTACATCGACTTCCTCCAGTCCGCCCTGGATGACAAAGCGGTCTGCCGCTTCGTGGCCAACCGCTGCCTGGAGGACGGCTCCGCCCTCTTTGACACCAACCTGCCCGTCCTGGTCACTCGCTTTGAGACCGAGGAGCGGGGCGGCGAGACCGGGGATTTCTACTACAAGATCGCCCTGAGCGAGTATCGGGACTACTCTCCCAAGACCGTGGAGCTCCGCCCCGCGGCGGAGGCGGGCGGCCCTGTCACCGCCACCAGCGAGGAGACCCGTTCCATCCCCCAGGGCCAACTGACCGTAGGGCAGGCGGTGGTGGTCAGCGGAGCCTGCTGCCGGGACAGCTATGGCGGAAAGCCCCACGGAACGCTCTCCGGCTTCCGGGGCGTGATCAGCCGCATCGTCACCGACGACCCCCAGCGGGCGTATCCGTACCATATCACGGACGAGAGCGGCGCGGCCAAGGGCTGGGTCAAGGCGTCCCAGATCCAGGAGGGCGGCTGATATGACCTACGAGCTCATCATCCTGGAGAAGCGCACCGGCAAGGCCTGGGACGCCGCCCCACAGGTGACACAGGTGACCTACACCACCAACCGCACCGGCTCCCCGGGGACGCTGAAATTTACCATCATCGCCTCCGGCGGCATCTCCTTCGTGGAGGGCGACCCGGTCCGGTTCTCCATGGACGGGCAGCTCATCTTCCTGGGCTGGGTCTTCACCAAGACCCGGGACCGGTACGCGGTCATAGACGTGATCTGCTATGACCAGCTGCGCTACCTGAAGGCCCAGGCGAGCTACTGCTTTGTGGGCCGCACCGCCGGGGAGATCATCCGGGAAATCGCCCAGGACCTCCAGCTCACTGTGGGGAACCTGGAGGACACCGGGTGGCCCATCCCCTCCCTTATCATGGAGGAGAAGAGCTGTCTGGACATCATCTCCACAGCCCTGCAAAAGACCCTCCTCGCCACGGGGACGCTCTACACGTTCTTCGACGATGGCGGCGCCCTCTCCCTCCGGGAGGCGGGGAGCATGGTGGCCTCCGGCGTGGTGGGGGAGAAGTCCCTGCTGACGGGCTACTCCTACAAAACCGACATCGACCACGAGACCTACAACTCCGTCAAGCTCGCCCGGCCCAACGAAAAGACCGGCCGGGCGGACGTGTTCCAGGTGATGGACAGCGCCAATATCAGCTCCTGGGGGCTCCTCCAGCTCTACCAGAGTGTGGACACCGCCCTCAACGACGCCCAGGTGGAGTCCATGGCCCGGTCCATGCTGAAGTACCACAACCGCCGCTTCCGGACCCTGAAGGTCCAGGCGCTGGGACTGGCGGGCCTCCGGGCGGGGCAGATGCTCATGCTGGACATCCCCAAGCTGGGGGATATCTCCCTCCACCGGCTGTGCCTGCTGGAGCGGGTGAGCCACACCTTTCAAAACGACCTGCACACCATGGACTTCGATGTCCAGGAGTTAGGAGAGTGACATGGAGATCGCCGACATCCTCCACGCAATGATGGAGGATTCCCTGCGCTCCTACGGCCTGGCGGATCTCGCCGTGGGCACGGTGGTGAGCGTAAAGCCGCTGAAGGTCAAGGTCCGGGAGGACATGGACGCCCTGCCGGAGGAGGTGCTGTGGCTGACAGAGCCGGTCATTGAGAAGAAGATCCCGGTCCTGGAGCATTTCCACACCACCTCGGGCTTCCGGCACAGCCATGTCCTGCCGGATCTGGGCCACACCCACAGCGGCGGGGAAGGGGACACGGGCCCCGCCCTGGATGGCACTCTGGAGACGGAGGACGGCCTGGAGCAGGACGCCTTCGATTCCGACAAGCGGCTCCTGGAGAAGGAGATCCTCTGCTATGAGGACGGGAAAAAACTCCCGGTGAAAGATGGTTTTATCATCCTCAACCGGGCGCTGGAGGAGGGGGACAAGGTGCTGCTGCTGCGGGTCTGCCGGGGACAGCAGGCCATCATCCTCTCCCGCATCTTTGAAAGGGGGGCCCAGCGTGCTGCCAAGAGCTGATATCGACCTGAGAGGGGGCGTCATCTTCCAGGACCAGCCCACCCTCACCTGGATCGCCGACCCCGTCACCCGCCGCATCCGGGGACGGGGGGACGGCTGGGAGGCCATCCGGCAGGCGGTGGAGATCATTGTCAGCGTGGAGCGGTTCAAGTGGCAGATCTACACCCCCAACTTCGGCACCGACTACGACGGCCTCCTGGGCACGGAGCCTGGCTACGCCGCCTCGGAGCTCCAGCGGCGTCTGGAGGACGCGTTCCTTCCGGACAACCGCATTCTGGGGATGAAGGACTTCACCTGGTCCTTTTCCGGCGTCAGCCTCTCCGCGTCCTTCACGGTGCGCACGGTGTTCGGAGATGTAGAGAGCGGATTGGAGGTCAACCTGCGATGATCGATTTTTCTCAAAAGACCTACCGGAACCTTCTCCGCGCCCAACTGGACCGGGTGCCGGACAGCCTGGACAAGCGGGAGGGCTCCCTGATCCAGACGGCCATCGGCGCGGGGGCCTACGCCCTGGAGGAGTTCTATCTGGAGCTGGACCAGGTCCAGCGGGGGGCGTATTTGCAGACCGCCGTTGGGCAGGACCTGGACTATTTGGCGGTCCTCGCCAACGTGCGGCGGTATCCGGCGTCGGCGGCGGTGCGGCTGGGGGTGTTCAACGTGGACATCCCCCTGGGCTCCCGGTTCTCCACCATCGACGGCGCGGAGAGCGTCAACTTCGAGGCCGTCGAGCGCTTGGGCCCGGGGCAGTACCGGATGCTCTGCGAGACGCCGGGCGCCATCGGACACCGCTACACCGGTCCCATCCTGCCCATCACCTACATCCAGGGCCTGACCTCCGCCCAGTTGACGGACATCCTGGTGGCCGGGGACGACGAGGAGGACGACGAGAGCCTGCGCAGGCGGGCCATCGCCGCCCTCACCGAACAGCCCTTCGGCGGCAACGTGGCGGACTACAAGCGGGTGGTCCTCGCCATCGACGGCGTGGGCGGCCTGCAGGTCTACCCCCATTGGCGGGGCGGCGGCACGGTGAAGCTGAGCGTCCTGGGGGCGGACTGGATGCCCGCCTCGGCGGAGCTGGTGGAGACAGTTCAGAACACGGTCGATCCGCCCCCGGACCAGGGCCTGGGCTACGGCACCGCCCCCATCGGGGCCACCGTCACCGTCACGGCCCCGGAGGCGGTCACGGTGGACGTCTCCGCCGCCCTCTCCGTGGGAGGGGGCTATACCCTGGACCAGCTCAAGCCCCTGCTGGTGGAGGCAGTGGAGGCCTATTTCCTCTCCATCCGGCAGGACTGGGACACCCCGGAGACCTCCGGCCGGACCGACTACGCCTCCTGGGTCTACGCCGCCCGGGTGACGGCGGCCATGCTCTCGGTGCGCGGTGTCATCAACGTCACGGACCTGACGCTCAACGGTGCGGCGGAGGACTTGGCCCTCAGCGAGACCGGAGAGCTCCAGCAGGTCCCTGTTCTGGGGGAGGTGGCGCTCCGTGCCTGAGACCAACATCTGCAAGTACTACCCCCACTGGTTCCGGCGGATATTGGATTTCCAGTACCTCTGCCGCAGCGAGGGGGAGGAGCTGCGCCTCATGGCGGAGAGCATGGACCTCATCCACCAGAACCTCTTCGTCCAGACTATGGACGAGGGCACCTGCGCCCAGTGGGAGGCCATTTTGCGCATTCTGCCCGCCCCGGGGGAGGACCTGGACTTCCGCCGCCTGCGGGTACTCAACCGCCTCTCCCTGCGGCCCCCCTTCACGCTGATCTTCCTCCGGGAGCGGCTGGACCTGATCTTCGGCCCGGGAAAGTACGATGTGGAGGTGGACTACCCAAACTTCGCCCTCTACATCGAGGCGGACGTGGGGGACCCCCTCCGCTACGGCGAGGTCTCCGCCCTGCTGGGCATCGTCAAGCCCTGCCATATCGTCTACGTGCCCCGGCCCAGGGTCCGGGAGGGCCTGCTCGTGGGCGAGAAGGCGGCGCGGGTGCGCATGACCTACAACTATATCCTGGGCCGCTGGGCCCTGGGGCAGAAGCCCTTTGTCACAGTCGAGGAATTGGAGGTACTGAAAATGCCGGATACATCCAGCATCCGCCCCGAGCTGCTCCACCAGACGGCGGAGCTGGTGGCGGGGGACATCGCCGCCGCCCGGGTCAATGGGACGCTTCTCATCACCGCCCTCTCCCGGTCCACCACCGGGAATGTGGGCAGCGTGACCTACACCGTCTCCCGGGACCAGGCGGCGGAGGTGGAGCTCACGGAGCTGCTGGACAAGGACGGGAACGTCCTCACCAGCAGCGCGGTCCACGTGCCGCTGCTGGAGGAGCGCACCTCCATCCGGCACAGCTTCACAGTAAAGGAGGGGACGTGATATGGCGGAACGTCCGATCAAAGACGCATTGCCCGCAGACCTGCCGGAGAATTGGCAGGCGGAGCAGATCGTGGCCCCCACCGGCGAGGAGGTGGGCCTCTCCCACCAACACGGCTACAACTACCTCATGGAGATGGTCAACCGGGCCCAGCGGGGCGTCAACAGCGTCAACGAGGCCTTCGAAAGCGTCTCCGGGAAGCGGACCTGCCGCTTCGTGGTGGGCACCTCCACCGCGGGCTGGACCGCCGCGGACTGCGACTACCTCTGCGACGGCACCGACGACCAGGTGGAGATCCAGGCGGCCATTGACTCCCTGCCGAAAGAGAGCGGAAACTACGGTGGGGAGGTGGTCCTGCTGAGCGGGACGTACCATCTGAACGGGTCTATCACGCTCCTGGAAAACGTGGTCCTGCGCGGAAATGGGGAGAGCACCTGCTTAGAGAGGAAAACAAAGGACGGGACCAGCACTGTCAAATGGGTCATCGGGCTGGGCAGAGACTGCGTCCTTTCGGATCTGGAATACAAAGAGGGTACAGAGCTTGATACAGAAGGATACCCCATTTTGCTCGGCGGGACCAGCGCCATACGCAATGTAAATATTTACAGATCTGGGGCTGTGTCCGGGGGGTGCATCTATGTGTCGTTGGCAAAGAATGCCTCCAACGGACGCTTTGCAGAGGTCAGCGGATGCCATTTGTCGTCTTTGGGCGGCACAGAAGGGGAGATCCACCTTGCCTCCGGCGGAGATGTGCGGATCTTGAACAATATCACAATTGGGGATCTCATTACCTCTGATCCGGACTGCGGCGTCCACCTCATTGCCCGCGGAAACTCCAGCGCTCTGGGGTCGTTCTACACCGGGATCCATGTGGACGGCCTCTCGGTAGGGAGCATGATTTTGGAGAATGACCTGGATCACCTCTCTGTTCTGAATACAAACAGCACGTTTGCTGGGCGTTTCCAGGGCTCAAAATGCCTGGTATCCGGAAATGTTTTCCGCACCGCTGACCCCAGCACCGAGCCCGCCGTCATCCTGGGTACCAACACCAGTGAGATCTTCGTCACCGGCAACCTGTTCTGCAACAAGGACGCGCCCGCCTACAGCGTCCAGGACAACGGGAGCGGGAACATTGTCCGCTTCAACAGCAACGACCTGACCGGATCCGGCGGAACACCCACCACAGTGGCCCAGGCGGTGCCCTCCATCTCCGTGGCGGAGGGCGGACTGGTCACCGCCTCCGCCACTCAGACCGCCGGGAACGTGGCCGCAGGGACAAAGAGCACTACCCATCAGCTCTCCGCCCAGGACGACCCGAACCTCGTCCCCGAGAACATCCGGGAGGGCGTGTCCATCTTCGGCGTCCAGGGGGCCATGCAGGCCGGGACCGGCGGCGTCACGTCCGAGACCGTGGCGGTCATCGTGACGCTGACTGAGACGGAGTATAACGCACTGAGCGCAAAGGATCCTGCCACCCTCTACCTCATCAAGGAGTGAGATCATGCTGAAGCTGGGTACACAGAATATCTCCGCGCTGTACGTGGGCGGAGCGAAGATCAAGAGGGCCCTGGTGGGGACAGAGGTAGTGTATGAGGCGGTGCGGCCTCCGACCGTCTATACCATTTCCGCCGTTGTGGCGCCGGCCTCCGGCGGCAGCGTCACCGGAGCGGGGCAGTACCAGGAGGGGGAAACTGTCACCCTCACCTACACTCCGGCGGAGGATCACCGCTTTACCGGCTGGTACGCCGGGAGCACGCTTTTGAGTCAGGCAAATCCCTACACCTTCGCTGCCGCGCAGGATATAGCTGTCACCGCCAAGTGCGAGGAGATCCCAACCTACACGCTGACATTGGCACCCACCGGCATCAGCGCACAGAATTGGTCTTTTTCGATCGCTGTGAATGGGAGCGGGATAACGTGGTCCGGTTCTGGAGCGGCCGCATCGTCACCTGCACCCCAGCGGGCTGTGGTCAAAGAGGGCAGCGTCACCGTGCAGGCGACCAGTCCGGACGGGTACGAGTTCGCCGGGTGGCAGATCGGAAGCGGCAGTGTTATCACCAGTAACCCCTATACCTTCACGGTTACGGGGGATACCACGCTGTACTGCCGGTATGCGAAGAAATCCAGGCTCCCGGCGGGGTATACCGAACTGGAGTACATTGAAGCGGGCAGCGCATCTTCAAATATTTGCTTTAAGGGAGACAGTCTTAATACCAATACGGGGTCAACTTTCAATATTAAAGTCTATATTCCTAGTATTACAAACAGTACGTTTAGCAAGGATGTATTACTTGGAAGCAACTCAACCGCTAGCGCTTACAGGTTAAACCTCAAAATTTTTAGCGGGAAATGGAACGCTGACTTTCATTACGGAAAATTGAGCTACACGGAACTGACCGGCTTCCCAATTTCCGGGTTGCTTGAATTCAAGGTCACCTACGGTGATAAAAAGATTTCGCTGAACACCTCTTACAGTAAAGCTTTGTCATCGGTCAGCGGATTCTCTGCAGGTGCCAACGGATTTACAGTAAATAGTACCCATGCAACCGGGTTCCGATTCTATGGGATGTCTTGCTCGTCAACCACATCCACATCCGCAAATTACAACTGGGAAATAGTCCCGTGCAAGAACGCGTCCGGCGCAATAGGGTATTATATTCTTGGAAAAGGGAAGTTTTACTCAAAAGTAACAAGTGTGTATACAGCCGGGCTTTACGGAACTTGGACCGCAGGCCCCGCAGTCTAAAAATCCGCTGCCGTTTTGCCAACAGGTGTGATTTTAACTTTAAGAGAGGAGAGCGAAAAATGCCGGATGAAAAATGTGGAACCTATCCGGGGCAGGACTGCCCGGTGGAAAAGCGCGTGGAAGAGGTGCGCGGCGAGGTGAAAGCCCTGGACCGCCGGTTGACTGAGTTTCATCAGGCCGTGACGGACACCAACAGCCGCTTCGGCGCTCGTTTGGGGAAACTGGAATCCCACAACGAGGTCCAGGACGAACAGGTGCGCCAAATCAAGGAGACCCAGGCGGAGATCAAGCGCAATATTTCCGATGCGCAGAAGGAGCAGAAAAATTCCTTTGCCGAATTGCGGGCGGAGCACAAGGAGTCCATGGAAGAGCTCAAAAAGAGCAACAAGGAAATCCTGGACGCTGTGACGCCCATGAAGCATAAGGTCGAAAGACTGGAAGCGCTGGAAGGGGATGTTGAAGAGCTGAAGGAGAAACCTGGGAAAACCTGGGAGGATATCAAGAACAAGGCCCTGGGGTGGGCCCTCGCGCTGATCCTCGCCATTGTCGCCGCAGCTCTGGGGCTCAGTAAGTTCCTGTAAGGACCGGAAGGGAGGAACAATATGGCAGACTACCACAGATCCCGGCGCGTACAGAATCGCCGCCGTCCATGGGAGTTCAAAAAGAAATTGGCAGCATGGGCCGTTGTTATCGCTACTGCGGCGGCGGCCGCTTCCTACGTTCTTGCGGCAGCGGGCAGAGAGACGGCGGGTGATGTGACTGTTTCAATATTCACCGCCTGCGCCGCCTACCTGGTGAGCTACGCCGCCGCCTCTACGACAGAAAAGGTCAGCCGGAACCGCCACGGCCTGGACGCTGATGGCTTCCCGCTGGACAGTGAACAGGAGGACAGCCGATGCAATTTGTGATCGAATACTGGTACATCATCGTGGCCTTAGCCGCCGTCGTGGCGGCGGCGGGAATGGCCATCCGGCACTATTTCGGCCTGCCCAGCACCGAGCAGATGGATAAGATCCGCGAGTGGCTGGTGTGGGCAGTCACCAGCGCGGAGAAAGAACTGGGCGGCGGCACCGGAAAGCTGAAGCTCCGGCGGGTCTACGATCTGTTTGTGACCCGCTTCCCCTGGTTGGCAAAATCGGTCAGCTTCGAGGTGTTCAGCCTCCTGGTGGACGACGCCCTGGAGGATATGCGTAAGATGCTGGAAAACAATATGGCTGTCAGGGCCATAGTAAATGGGGAGGATACACAAAATGACTGAGGCTCAGGTAAGACAGAAAATCGTCGGCGTCATGCAGGGCTGGGTTGGCCGGAAGGAGGCCAACGGCACCCACAAGGAGATCATCGACATCTACAACGCCCACCGGCCCCTTGCCCGGGGCTACAAGGTGAAGTACACCGACGCCTGGTGCGCCACCACCGTTTCCGCCGCCGCCATTGTTGCGGGGATGACGGACATCATCCCGACGGAGTGCGGGTGCGGCGCCATGATCGAGCTGTTCAAGCGCCTTGGCTGCTGGCAGGAGAACGACGCCTACCGGCCGCTCCCCGGCGACTTCATCTTCTACGATTGGCAAGACAGCGGCGCAGGAGACAACCTGGGCGCTCCTGAGCACGTAGGCATGGTGGAGAAGGTGTCCGGGAACACGATCACCGTCATTGAGGGCAACTACTCCGATTCGGTGAAGCGCCGGACCATCAAGGTGAATGGCCGGTACATCCGTGGCTACGGCGTGCCGAAGTACGGCAGCAAGGCCGGGCAGGAGAGTGATGCTGTGGCCGCTGTGGACAAGCTCGCAAAGCTGGGTGTCATCAACTCCCCGGAATACTGGAAGCAGACCGTCAAGAGCGGACGGGTCAAGTACCTGGACGCCCTGCTGGTCAAGGCGGCGGCAAAGATCACCCGGGCCGGTCAGCGCTCTAGTACGCCGGAGAACGGTATCGGCGCCCTCGTCAGCGCCGGGGTCATCGATACGCCGGACTACTGGCTGGAGCACTACAGGGATGATCCCAACCTGGGGGACCTCCTGTGCGCACTGGGCGGGGCGGTCAAATAAGCGGACCGCTCCCAATAGAATACTGTCTGATAAGGCCCTCTTGCTTCCGCAAGGGGGCTTTTTTCATGCTCAATTTTCAAGGTGCCTATATAAAAACGGGGCGGCGGTTGACTCCCCCGGTGCCGATGGGGTATACCCATGAGCGCCCGCCCCGCTGCTGGGGCGGCTGGGCTTGCACCAGCGGCGGCGGTTGCCGTCGTCCTTGCGGGCTGTCATCAGGTGCGCTAAGCAGGGAGCACGTCAACCGCAAGCACACGGCATGGAGAGGCCGGGGAGGATACCAAGGATTGAAATTCCCAATCGGTTACGAATTTGAAAAGGGCAGAGGAGTGGCCTGCTGTAGAATGGATGAAAAAAGCAGACGCATCATTTTTCAGTGCGTCTACTTTTTTGACCGCATCTCTTTTTCGATCAGCTCGACGATGAACTGCGTGGTGCTCTTGCCCTGCCGCGCCGCATATTGGACGATCTTCTCCTTCTGCCCCTTCCTGACCTTGATCTCTATCCGGTCGTAGGTCTTCTTATTGTACCGGGCCGTCGCCTCTTTCTGCGCGTCTGAATATGCC